TATATGGAACTAGTAGATATGAGAATGGCTCCTATTATTCCTTGCACAATGAATGCAGAACATATGCCACCTGTAGCATCTTTTAAAGATGATCAACCAATTTTGTGGTGTTTAGAATGTGATTCAAAATTATTTATTGGTGAAAGAAAATCGGTAATGATTAAAAAATTATTGGGTGACATCGGCAACGACAGTTAGTGGACCTTTAAATAGTGTAGATATAACTCCACTATTTGACATTTGAATATCATACTCATAAAGTTTTCCACCAGTTAGCTTTGCTGATTCTGTTGCGCTTAATGTTACCTGAACCGTTCCTGTAGAAGCATTGGTAATTGTAAAGTTAAAGGAAGCAATAGTTGTAGACTTTCCTTTTTCTTTTACTTGACCTAAAAAGGTATATCCAGTTACTGGAAAATTGTTTGCACCTGTTTTTAATTGCATACTAAATACAAAGGTATCACCTTTGTAAACTTTGAATGCATTATATCCTGGAAGCATTAACCAATCACCACTACTCTATAAGTTCCCGAAGTAATAGTTGAAAGACTTGAATTAAAATTAATTGTTACTGTTGTCGAATCAACAATCACTTCTGCCTCAATTATAGCATTTGTAGTTGCATCTCGCAACTCAACTTGTACATTATTCCCTAATCCGTGAGAAATAGTCCAATTAGCTACTCCAGAAGATACCGTTAGCGTTGGATTAAGGATTGTATATTTTTGAAGAAGTGTTAGCTGAACATCACCGATCATACCATTTACTGATGTAACTGGAACATAGCCTTCATTTAAATTAATATCAACAGTTAGATTATTTTGAGCATCTTCTACAATAACAGTAGAAACATCGGTAGTAGAAGTAAGACTAATGCTTGTAACTTCAGAAACAGTATTAACATCAATAATATCTACAGTAGAAACTGGGGATACTACAATAGAATCTACTGGATTAGTAAGAGTTAATGTAATTGTATCTGGATTAGCCATAGTTTAATTATACATTACAAAAGACTATAGATTAAAGCGTTGTTTAACATCATTAAAATGTGGAACTAGTATTTTTTCCCAATCATACTCATTAATTAATGCTGGTGCTTGAGCATAATATTTTTCAAGAAGAGTTTCTATATTTTCTTCAACATATTTCATTTTTTCAACTAATGTGCTATAGCTTGGCTGAAACATAAGTCCTGGATGAACACTAGTAAATCTATGTTCTTTTAATACCGAGTCTATCTTAAGATCTTCAGCATATTTAATATAGTCACACCAGCCCTCTGTAACGATTGAAGGCATTCCAGTAGCAAGTGTTTGAAGCGGGATTAGTCCAAAACCTTCACCATAAGATGGATATACTAAACAGTGGTGTTGTCTCATTAAATTAAGCATTTCAAAAGAAGTATAATCTTCAGCAATAATATTAACATTTGGTATATGTGCATATTGATCAAGGATTGAGTTTTTATATGCTTTAATAGTTAAAGTTACATCTTCTCTTCCCTCATATAAATCTAAGAAAGCATTTACCACATCATATAGATTCTTGCGAAGTGCTGGATACCCAATATGTAAAAACTTTAATGTTCCATCATATGTTCTTTTTTGTGGAGTATATATTTTATCTACACCGTGTGGAACAACAATAATATTTTTGTCTGTATATTTTGAAAATAAATCTTTGCAGAATTGATTTCCTACCCATAACTCATCTATAAGTTCTAGATTTTCTTTCCATTTTTCTGAAATATAAGATGATTCCCAGTCAGTATAACCAATCTTTACAGCATCTTTATTAAAAAATTTATAATCACCACAGTGACCAAAATATACTTCTAAGTCTGATTTATCATCTTCATATTTAACATCAAAATCGTTTACAGAAAGTGTGGTTGCCATTTTTACACAGGCATGACCATAGCCAGTAGCTGTTACTGGATTATAGTTATTAAAGCTTATTTTCATTTCCTTCATTTTCTTCTAGGGCGGTTAACCGCTTTTCAATTCTGTTGATAGCATCTTTAATAGATGATCCAGAATTTGGTTTCATTTCGTATGAAATGTGATCCACATCTTCCTCAATCTTGCGAAGTCTTTCTTGCATTCCTGGTCTTCCTGAAAATCCTGGGCGAGCTTCTTCACCAAAGTAATCATCAAGAAAGTGTATAAATCTTTTAAAGGACTTGCTAATCTTTCCACCAGTTACTATAATAACTGTTATGCCACCAAGAGTTCCAGCGATTGATAAGATTATTTGTGCGAGTTCCATATTCAATTATACACTTTCAAGAAAACTACTTTGTTGTCTTACCCTTCGTTGTAGTCTGTGCGGTCTTCTTCGCTGGGGTCTTTGTTACTGGAGTTGCTGTAGTCTTTTTGACTGGTGCACTCTTTACAGGTGTTTTCTTTGTAGCCTTAACTACAGTATCAACAACTACATCAGCAAGTTGCTCAGGTGTGTATCCACGACCAAATGCAATATCATTCTTGTTCAAGTATCGCAAAATAACAGGTGCTACAGCAACAATAAGTGCCTTTGCATAATCTGCTACATTTGTATTACCGCTAACATAAAGCGCAGCTTCGGCGGCGAGAACAGAACGACCATATGAAGCAAGTACTGCTTTGTATTGACTTTGAATTGTCATTAGTGTATCCTTATCTATGTAATATATATTTTATATATTATATCTATTGTAATATATATATATTCTTAATATCTAATATATTAATATTTAACACTTATTAATATCTTTATATATATAATATATATTATTATAACGACAGTTTATATCGAAGTCAATAGTTTTAAAAAAATATATATAAAAATTTACAAAGATTTAACATAAGGAGTTAAAATGGAAAACAAAATAGATATTCTTGATAATGGTTATATTAAATTAGTTAACGTAATGGGTACTGATTTAGATATTGCAAATTCTGCAAGAGTTAGTTTTGATAAAGAAGTATCAGAACTTTCAGAAAAAGATGATAAACTAATCTCTTTCTTGATTAAAGAAAAACACGATTCCGTTTTAAGACATTCCGTTTTTTCATTTGAAGTATATGCTCCTTTGATGGTTGCTAGACAGTGGTATAAACACGCAGTCGGCTCGGCTCACCTAGAAGAACAAATGGGGTGGAATGAAAGCTCTCGCAGATATATAACCGAAAAAGAAACTTTTTATATCCCATCTAAAAATGAATGGCGTTTTTCGGCGGAGAACAAGAAGCAAGGATCCAACGGCTATATGCCAGAAGATAGTGGTGCAATGTTCACCAGTATGCTGGACACATACGTTGGAATAGGCGAGGATATGTACAAAAAGGCTCTAGCATCTAATATAGCTCCAGAACAGGCAAGATTATTTTTGCCAGCATATGGAATGTATGTCAGATGGAGATGGACTGTTTCGCTCAACGGTCTATTACATTTCTTGACTTTAAGATTAGCCAATGATGCTCAATATGAGATCAGAGAGTATACTAGACCAATAGAGCATTGGGTATCGGAATATTTTCCGACTACCGCCAAATATTGGAAAGAGTATAGGATTGAAAAATGAGTGAGCAACCTCTAGAAGAGTCCGTAGAGGGCATAGAAGCCAATCTGGGAGCAGTAACATATATTATGCTTGCCAGAGTATACGATCTTTTAATTTTGCTCTGTGACGCTCAAGGTAAAGGTGAAGATGCATTACGACTTATGGAAATGCATAAGCAAGGATTGCTTATGTGTCCTATTCCGTCTATTTCTACACCAGAATTGAAAGAAGAGTAGTTTTACATCATACTCAGGATGTTTAACTAAAGTTTAAATCTTAGTTAGTAGATTTGTTATAGTATTCTTTTTCACGATGCCAGCCATTAAGATTCTTTTCCTTTTGAGAAATTTTCTTAGGTTGTTCCGCAATAATTGAGATACTACGAGGTTTCTTTTCATCTGGAACATCTTTTTTCAGTGTGACAAAAAGAATTCCATCTTTCAGTTCAGCTCCGACTGTCTTTACATATTCAGATAGTGCATAAGTTCGTGTAAACTTTCTTGCTGCAATACCCTTGTAAAGATATTCTGCTTCACTTTCAGCCTTTTCACCCACGATTGTTAGATTACCATCTTGTTCAGTGATAGTGAGATCCTTTTGTGAGAATCCTGCTACCGCCAATTCGATAACAAATGCGTTATCATCGATTTTTCTAACATTGTAAGGTGGAAATGTACCTTCATTTGATTTGATTACCTGATCAAACTTTGGAAATACGTTTTCAAAGCCAATCAGATAAGGATTGTTGAACCAACTTGAGTTAGTCCAAGTAATTGTGTTACTCATTTTTGCTCCTTTTAAGCGAGTTATTTATTTACACCCCCCGAAGGCAAGTGCATTCATATATTATACCAAAAAACATTCATCTAATATAGATATATAACAAAAATGTTACAAAGAATTTACACAAAATTTACATTTATAGATCAGCTAGGGTCACTTTGGGAAAAATGTGAATAATTTTTAATTTTGTATGATACGGTGTTTTTGAATCCTTTTATATTTTCAGATAGTGAGCACATACTAGCTACATTCCAATCCTTTTATTTCATACCGCCATAGGGCATAGGGGGTAGGCACATAGGGGGGGGTGGGGGCTTAGTAGCCCTCACACTCACACACAACACACACTATTGCGTCTAACTCATCGCTGTAATTAAATACAGAATGGTCATCGCAATTAAAACAAAATGCTGTTTCCATTATTCACTCACCGCCTCACAAATAATACATAGTGATGTTTCGAATGGCGTTAGTTTATCGCCACACTCAACACACTTGTTCTTAGTAATAACCTCAACATCATCATAATCATTCATAGTTTCACCTTATCATAGGGGTCTGACAATTATTCGCAACCCATAGGGTGGCAATCATCACACACATCATAGTTACAGTCGCAAGCAATATGTGAGTAGTTCATAGTCCCATCGCAGTAGTAGCAGTAGTTCATCAAATCTGTATCTGTGTTCATAGTTATAATGTAGCATAGCCCACCGACATTTCCTGACACCAATACGCTATTCTATGTAACATTTGTGTAACATCTGGGGGTCGACCCCCCCGACTTGCCCTTGTCAAGTCGACACACCGACAGATAATGTGATGTTCCTCACACCTAACACACCTACCTACCTACCAAAAATGTCAGACCCCTATGCTAGAGTGTACTTATTAGCAGTTAGTGATGAGCCTAGCAAATAATCCCGCAAGGGTGAGCCTAGCAAATAAGCACTAGCACAACGAAAGGTAATAAAATGAATGCACTAACCCTTGACCTAACCGCCAACTATGTAGACTTGCGTATCGGTTCAGCCTTTGAGTTCTACATTAGCACCAAAGTTCTTGCCGTCATTGTTGCTATTGTTGTCGTGTTGCGTACTCGCAAGGTAATCGTAGACGGACTAGCACAACGCAAGGTTGTTCCGTTCACACCGCCAAAGGTATGGAATAGCGATAACCCTTTTGATGATTTTGCCTAGTGCCTAATGTCTAGGGGTATGGCAGAAATGTCATACCCCTATGCTATGCTAGTACCCTACCCGAAAGGAAAACTATGTTGGACTTTATCACTAGCCCCCTTGCAGATGTTTGGCACTTGATTGGTAACATCTTCCAATTCTTTGCCGTCATCATTGTGTTGTTTATTGTTGGCATAATCGTTGCTATCCCACTAGGAATGAAACTGTTTGCTGTTGCGTTTGCTCGTACTATCGTAGTAGAAACTGCACGAGTGATTGAGGGCGTTGCTAGTAATGCAAATACACAACACGCAATCAAAACAATAACGACAGAACTAAATCAACTAAAGCGTGGTGATGTGTAGTGCACACCGTTATGCTAATCGTTATCATCTTATTGCTACTAGGTATGAGGTCAGGCAAATGAAAAACAAAATCATCACGCTAATAAAATCTATTCGTGTAAGTGTGTCACAGGATAGGCAAGGCTTGCACCTACACATAACACGCAAGACATAACACCGCCCCGAAAGGGGTCGACCCCTAGCTTGGGCGTGTCGCTACCAAATATGTCAGACCCCTATGCTAAGTTATAACTATAAGAAACAAACAAAGGATAGAAAATGAATAAGACAGAATTTGCAAACGAGTTTGGCGTAAGTGTTGATGAGGTTATGTGGTGCGACACCTGCAACGATTGGAACTATCTAGATGATAGCGGTTATGACACTTGCGAATGTGCATAAAATTGTCAGACCCTTGTGCTAGAGTGTAACTACAACGAAAGGAAAACTAATGACTGTTTATGTTTCAGATGATGTGCTTGATAACTTAGAGTTTGTCAAGAATAATCCAGACAATTCACGCCTAGTGGATACCGAACTAGCATTTTGTGCAGAGTCTTACCAATGCCCTAACCGATTCAAGGTTCGCACAAAAGATGTGGACTTTATCACTTGGTATTGTCCTGAACACTATCACCTAGCACCTTGGGCTGATGAAACTTTAGATGAATGGGAGAACTAATGTTTAACGCAATAACAACTTGGCTATCTGATAGCGATAATGCATTCCTAGCAATTCTTGGATTGCTTAGTCTAACATTTTTTTATTTGCTTATGATGATGATTATTTCTGCAGGTGATGACAATGATTGACAAACCGACCCTTCGGGGGGTCGACCCCCCTGATCCAAAGCTGTCAAGTCGACACACCGATAAAAAATAAAAAAGATTTTTCCCGACACACCCCAAAATATCCCAAAAATGTCAGACCCCTATGCTAGTCTTACAGAGTAAGCCCGAGCAAAGGACAGAAAATGACAGAACTAACCTATGTTGAGAACATCACTACTACTAAGTGCGTTGAGTGTGGTGACAAACTTACCGATTGGGAAACGACAGGCTATTGCATTATTTGCGAACCTGACGAATACGAATTCTCATAAAATGTCAGACCCTTATGCTATGCTAGATTTATCAACAACAAACAAAGGACAGAAAATGAAAAACTCAGAATTATCTCAACTAATCCAAGACCGCTTTATGCCATTCGCTTACACTTGCGAGTGCAAGGGTTCACACCCAGATTGTGCAGAGGCTATGCGTGGTTCTGCTATGTGGTCGCAAGCAGATACAGTTTTGCGAATTGCATTATTTATTTCTAAACTAGATGAAAAAAACTAAGGGGACAAAATGAAACTTGATGAATTCAAAGCACTAGTGCAAGAACAGCGTGAACAAGAACGCAAAGACAACGCAAAGAAAATTCAAACTATCGCAAAGGCAACGGTGAAAAAATAATGATGACACGCAAAGACTATGTAGCAACCGCAGAAATTCTTTTTATGTTTCAACACGCCTTGAACGCTGATGCATTCAAAATGCTTGTTGATGAGTTTTCAGAAATGTTTGAAAACGATAACCCAAATTTCAATCGTGAAGTTTTTGAAAAGGCTACAAGATAAATAATGACCACCGCCCCACCTGAAAAGGTGGGTGCGAGGGGTCGACCCCAAAGATCCAGCGTGTCGTTACCAAAAATGTCAGACCTGTATGCTAGTATGTTTTTATTGCCAACCCGAAAGGTCAAAAATGTCTTTTGATACTTCTGCCCCAACCGCTTTCAAGACCTCTACCCCTGATTGGATGGATGTTGCTTGCGAGTGCGAAATGCTTATGTGTCCTATGTGTGACCCCGATTTTTTCTATGACCAGATGCGTGAAGATGCTGGCTGTTGGGATGAGGCATTTGAAATGGACACACCCTTTTAACATCCTTGACACCAAGACCCCAAGGGGGTCGACCCCACCTGTGGATAACTTGTGAGTTATTGTTCACCTAATGTTCACATAAAAAAGGTGTGTTGATACCAAAAATGTCAGACCTGACTGCTATGCTTACAGAGTAAGCAAAACGAAAGGGGTCAGAAATGACTAACTGCAAAGACTGCCAAAAGGCTGGCAAAGGTGCTATGTGTGCCAAATGTTGGATTCATAAAGTTTCTATGAAACGTGCCCTAAAGTGGTAAAAATGTCAGACCCTTATGCTAAGATGTTGGTATCAACGAATGGAGAACAAAATGGATTTTGATAAACTAAAGAACTTGCTAATCGGTGGCTCTATCGTCACCCAAAAGTCAGATGTGCTAATCAGCAACATTCACACCGTAAAAGATAAATGGTATGGCATTGTTGTCGGTGGCGAGGTGCTAACTGTAAATTGGAATAACACAGTTACACGCACACCACGCTACACCACAATAGACCTATCCGAATACTAGAAAGGAATTCCAAAATGGGATACATAGAAATTTTTAGTGCAGATGAAAATGGTGCAGGTTGGAAAAACCTAGACCAAATAAGTTTCGCAGATAAAGTGGAACTTGAGTTAGCACTATCAACACCAAACGCTGTTCAGGTTGCTTGCGTAGTTTGCTACACAGTAATTCCAAACGGTACAGGAAATAAATGTCAAACACATAAGGAGACACTATGACACCCGAAACCCTAATCTGTATTTTTTGTTCATCAACCGTTGGTGATGATGTGAAAGTTTGCCTAGCCTGTAATGAATACAAAGGCGTGATGACTCTTTGGCAATACGCACACCACTATCCAGAAATGTTTGCTGATGATTTTGGTGACTTAGAAATTCCATTCGTCTAATAAGCGTGGTGGCTTGACACCGCCCCCGAAAGGGGTCGCCCCCCTAGATCCAGGATTCATTAAGAGAAGCTTTTTAAATTCACCGAAAAAAATGACTTTTTTCAAAAAAATGCAAAAAATGTCAGACCTCTATGCTAGGATGATAACATCATCAACCGTTAGGGGAAAAAATGACCTACTTCAACCGCTACCTCGCAATCGCTAAGACCTCAACCGTTGCCCAAGTCGAATTGGCTGTGCAGTGGTATGCCGATGCAGAATTAGTTGCACACGATGTTGCACGAATCCTAAATGCTCGTGGCATAAATGCAACACTAGAAATTGGTGCTAGTGTTGTTTCATCATTCTCACCTCGTCAGCGTTGGAATCGCAATGTAGTGCAAGCGTTAGAGTTCGCACACACTGGCAAGGCTAATGGACTAGGCAACAATTTGCGAATGGCAGAAAATAGTTTGGTGCTAGGTTTCAATGCTCTCAAGGGTTTGAAAACTAATGCGTTCGCTCGTGCAATCGCAGGTGATGAAAATGCGGTGACAATAGATGTGTGGATGTGCTATGCAGGTGGGCTAGATACCAATTCACCAAACAAAACACAATACCGAGAAATGTCGCAAGCCGTTGTGGATGTGGCACAAGAAATTGGGCTAACACCTCGTGCAACGCAAGCCCTAATCTGGATTATTTTTAGGGGGTCTGCGGAATAATGAATTATTTTATCTGGGGAATAATTATTCTGCTAATACTAGGTGCGTGTTCAGGTTCATAACCTGACCCCGAAAGGGGTCGACCCCCCAAGATCTAAAGTATTAAGAGAAACTTTCAAAATTCACCGAAAAATGTCAGACCCTTATGCTATGATAATTTTATCAACCTAGCGATTGGAGTCCACTATGGACGAGTTCTACACTCAGGAAACAATGACCGAAATCTGGAACGAAGAAGTAGATAATGAAAATTTCTACAACGCCCTCATTGACGCTTATGACCCATACTTAGATTTTGATGATGAATACGAGTATGAAGATGAAGAGCCACAAGACCCATACGAGGGTCGTGAAGACATTGCTATGGAAGCAGGTCTGTTTGGTTGGGACGCATAGTCCCACCCTTCGGGGTCGACCCCCGCACAAAAACCGATTACGACACACCTTCAAAAATGCCTGAAAATGTCAGACCCCTGTGGTATGATGTTTACATCAGCCCAACGAAAGGACAGCAAATGTCAAACCCAGTTATGCCAGACCTAGTAGAGCGACTAGTGAACATCACCTATCAGGTAGAAAAAATCAAGTACCCTGCAACAGCAGACCGCCGTTTGGGTTGGGTTACAGCAGGTTACATTATGGCTTATGGCTTAGAGTATGGTTATGGCAAAAACCAAATCCGTCAGAAACTACAAAACGCTATTGACGAAGCAAGTCAAGAATTGTCAGACCTATGTGGTATTGTGTAACTATGAAAAAGAAACAATACACAGCAACACCAGCGACACCTGAGCAACTTCAGGCACGACTTGGACTGCGTTCCAGTAATGCAGCCCAACCACACAAAAACAAAAAAGCCTACACTCGCAAAACAAAACACAAAGGAATGGGATACTAATGGGATACAACACAGCACTTGGAATTGCAGAAAACGGAGCAATCACTATGGAACAGCAACTTGCTTGGCACTTGCAGGGTAATCATTACCCACCCGTACCCTTGTCTATGGTACAGCCTTGCATCGAAGCAATAGATGCTTATTGGGAAGATGACTTTGACCGAGAAATCCCTATGCCAGAGGGTGTATCTTACAAGGGCTTTAATGTTGCACCTGCTTGGGCAATTATCGAACAGCACCACCTAAATGCTTGGTGCGAGTCTGATGCGTGTGACGGTTATGATGAACACCACATTGATGATGCTTGGCTTGACCAAGATGAGGACTCTTAGCAGTCCTCACCCTTCGGGGGTCGACCCCCATAGCTTTGACCGATTACGATAGATCCAAAAATTGCCTGGAATTTAAGGTGTTTTGGTACCAAAAATGTCAGACCCTTGTGGTAAGGTGTACCTATGGAAACAATAAAAAAGATTCTAGATTATTTTGACCAAAATGGTTTTTACCATTCCGACCTAATTGAATACCACATTGGTTGCTATGAGTGTGAAATTGCCTACGCAAATACACAGCCGACCAAGCACTATGAACACTAAAAATGTCAGACCTCTATGCTAAGATAAACTTATCAAACTAACGAAAGGTTCTAAATGTTCACTCTACTAAACCCAATCAAGACCGCTGACCTATCCGCCTATGTAGTTTCATCACAACCTTGCCCTACCTGTAATGAAGTGTTGTCTATTGAGATTACCCCCGAAAGTTTGTTCCTTTACAACAACGGTGCAAATGTTCAGACGGTTCTTGTGAACTATCCACCTGCCATTCGTGAGCGTTTTATGACAGGTATTTGTGGAACTTGTTGGGACTCTATGTTCAGTTTTGACGAATAATGTCAGACCTATCTGCTAAGATGTTTACATCAACCTATCGAAAGGCAAACTATGTTTCAGGATAACGCTAACTGCTTAGAAGCAGACTACAAGATTTTTTTCTCAGAACTAAAAAGCAAAGTAGTAAAGGCAAAGGCATTGTGTAATGCGTGTGTCGTAAAGTCAGAGTGTTTAGATTTTGCTCTAAAGAATAACATTGAGTATGGAACTTACGGTGGACTCACCGAAAGCGAACGAAAGGAACTAACCAATGTGTAAGGTTCATCCGATTGTAAATGTAACTGACCGAGAAAACCCAACCTGTATGCTATGCGGTGCAAGCGTACCAGAAGCGAAAGAGGACTACTAGAATGTTTCAAACTAATTTATTTATCACATACAAGGAACAGCCAAACGATTTTGCTAATCCTTATGAGTATCCAAATGTTCACCCTGATAACAAATACAAAGTTGAAAATGGTTTGTTATCTTTTGAAACTCTAAGCGGTAATGAGATTGTTTACATTCCTGCCGATAGCATTTTGAATTTCTACACAACTTGCGAGAGGGTTGGCGAATAGCCAGCCCTTTCGGGGGTCGACCCCCCAAGATCCCTTTTACGAGGGGTCTTGGAATTCACCGAAAAATAAATAAAAAAAGTTGAAAAAAAGTATTGTAAATGTCGGTGTTATCTGATACTATTGGAGTATCCCAAACAACAAGGAGAAATAAAATGAGTAAAGTAATCGCACCAGAAATTGGTTCAACAATCACTACCCAAAAGAGCAACGCAACAGGTGTTGTTCAGGAAGTCAAGCAGAACGCAACAGGTTCTTTCAAGGTCAAGTTGCTTTTGTCTGACGGAACTGTCCGTTACACTACTGTAAAGTAGTTTTATTGTGGGGGTCTGGCAAAAATGTCAGACCCCTATGATAAGATTATTTTCATAAACCTACCAAAAGAAAAGGAGTCCATAATGGGCTTAGATATGTACCTACGAGCAAGTGAGTATGTTTCACGCTATGACTATGACGGAAACAATGCTGATGACAACAACCCACTATTCAACGAACTTGTTGAAAAGTTTGGCGTTGCTGATGCAATCGGTGACACCCCATTTGGTGGTATTAGTATTGACTTCCCTATGGGCTATTGGCGAAAAGTAAATAGTGTTCATAATTGGTTTGTTGAAATCTGTGGCGGTGGTGTTGATGAGTGCCAGCCTATGTATGTCAATACCCAACACCTTGAGGAACTAAAAAGTTTGTGTGAGCAAGTTCTTGTAGACCATTCATTGGCAGAGGAATTGCTTCCAACAAGTGCAGGGTTTTTCTTTGGCTCTACCGACTTTGATGAATACTACTTCAAGGACTTGGAATACACAGTCAAAGTTATTGACCGTTGCCTAAAGTCTAAGTTTGATTACTTTGAGTATCAGGCTTCTTGGTAAAATCCAAGATAAATGTAGCCATACACTTTGTGTGTTTAGGTATGGTGAGTAAACATAGAAACACAACGAGTGTGTGGGGTAGTTGCAAATGCCCCGCACATTTTGGTTCCATAGCATAATTGGTTAATGCACCGCCCTGTCACGGCGGAGAGTGCGAGTTCGAATCTCGTTGGAATCGCCAGCTTCGGGGGTCGACCCCCCAAGATCTCATTTACGAGGGACATAAAAATTCACCGAAAAAACTATTGAAAATGTCGGTGGTTTATGGTAGGGTGTACCTATGAGTTACATTAAACGCTACCTTGAGGAATTAGAAATGACAGAAAATACCCACCACCTAATCACCGCCCACATTGAATACACCTATGATGTAAAGCAGGTTATTTCAGAAATGCTTGACACTCACGAATACGGTCTTGGTCAGTATGACATTACTAGCGAGGGCATCATAGATTTTATTGGTCGTAAGATTTTCGGTTCTGATGTGATGTACAACAACAGCACAGATGTTGATACCGCCCACCACATTACCTATCGTGTATCTGATGAGGACGGTGACTATTTTGTTCGTGAATTTGACGGTGTGCAAGAACACATTCGCAACGCTATGAATGGGACAGACCCAGATGCACTAAAGAAACTATTGGGGGAATAATGAGAGCAACAATTAGTCGTCAATACCGTGAGGGTCACTTTTCAGTTTATTCAGAGGACATAGACTACCTATGGGAAGATTTCCTAGGTTCATTATGGTTTATGTTTGATGAAACTAACGAAAACCACCGATGGTATGCCAATGGTTTTATCCAGGCTAAGTTTGGTACAGGTGCAAATATTCACCTAGACTGGGCTTAACCAGGATCCCTTCGGGGGTCGACCCCCCGATTTGCCTTTTACGAAAGGCAAAAATAATCACAAAAAACTATTGAAAATGTCGGTGGTATCTGCTAGGATAAGGTTATCAACCTACCGAAAGAGAGAAAATAAATGGGTGCAAGAGTAAACTTTGTATTCAATGATGGAACTAATAGTGCCGTAGTTCTTTATTCACATTGGGGTGCAGATAGTTGGACATTCGATTTAGCAGAAGCAGTCAAACACGCACAGCCACGCAAGGGTGACACATCTTACTGGACACGAATGGTTATCTCACATCTTATTCAGAATGAGTTACTTGATGAAACAGGTTATGGCATTTTTGCTATTGACCCTAGAGCAATAGATTCAGTTTTTTCTGATGAAGTTGTAGAGATTGACCTAGTAAAAGAAACCGTAAACGGTTATTCATTTGATAGTTTTATGATTTGGCAGGGAGTCGAATAATGGGTGGTACAGAAATTTTCAAGTTGTTAGCAGAATGGGGTATTGAGAATCCCACAGAGGACGATGTTTGGGACGCTATTGCGGAACTAGACGGACACACACAAGAATACTACGCAGATGGGGATTTAACAGAATGGCTTTAGAGAATTGTGCAGAGTGTGGAAATCCTTTCCGCTCACAAGTATTGTGGAACTCTTATGTAACTAATGAAATGGTATCCGACCTAAGTGATGAAGCGGTGGCAAGTCTGGTGCTTGCCCTTGATGAAGCAGTTATGTTTATTTGTTCAGATTGGAATGTGGAATAATGATAGATTGGGAATCAGTAATTGACTGGAAAAGGCTTGACGAACTAAGTGATGATGAGGTAAAATTGCTTTACAGCATACTAACGAAAGAGGATAACAATGCCTAATTATTATTTTTCATCTAAACGAGTAACCGAGTTTGAGGACATTGTGGAAGCCGATACACAAGATGAAGCGATAAAGATTTTTGAGGAACTTATGGCAGACGACTTGAAAATAGTAAGTCAGCATTTTGAGTATGACATTTATGGATTGGAAGTAGAGTAATGCAGTATCACTATGTAGTTATGTGGGATACAGAGGAAAACCATTTTAGATTAGATTGGGGAACTACCACCGAACATTTTGAGGATAGAGAAATCTATGATGGTTTTAACTGGCTAAGTGTTCACGAATTTCCTGCTATGGGTACAGACTACTATTTAGTATCTGATAAACTTGCAGAAATGTGTGGGGGGTCTTTCTAATGTCTAACTATGAGGAAGGATTTCAAGATGGAATCCGACACCATAAAGATGAACTACTAATGTGGGCAGATACATTTGAGGATTCTGAGGATTATCAAAAGTTTTATGAATTGCTTATTGAGAGGTTAGAGTCGTGAAGTATTTCCTAACTGTTGTTTTTATCTTACTCCTACTAGGTGGATTCAGCAGTTGGCTGTGATCCATCTGGGGGTCGACCCCCCTAGCTCTCATTTACGAAGAGCCTAAAAATTCCCTGAAGTTTATTAAAATAAACCTTGATAAATGTCGTACCTTTGTGCTATGATTAGTTTATCAAACAATCGAATGGAGAAAAAATGGCTATCGACCAAATCGAAATCGTAAACGGTAAGGCTTCTTATGCTTCCTTGCGTACACCTGCCTACCACCAACTTGGAACTGTTTTCCAAGATGAAGTTACTACATCAGAAATGCTATCACTAGCAAATCTAAACTCTTGGAATGTTCGTCTTGAGGACATTCCTATGCCTGATGAATACACTATGGACAAGCCAGCCTTTATGGTTGTTCGTGACCACCCTGCCGATAATCACCCAGATGTTTTGTCTGTTGTTGGACAGCGTTACAAGACCTTGCAGAATGAGGAATTGTTTGCTTTTGGTGACAACCTGCTTGACGGTGGGCGTTGGGAAGTTGCTGGTTCACTAAAGAATGGTCGTGTCGTGTTCGGTGCATTAGCACTAGAGCGTGAAACAATCCTTGACCCAAATGGTGTTCGTGATGTTGTAAAGAACTATCTTGCAATCTCTACTAGCCACGATGGTTCTAGTGCTGTTCAGGCAACCGTTACACCAATTCGTTTGACCTGTATGAATACTCACACCGCAGTATTCCGTAAGGGTGCAAAGCACTCATTCAAGTTGCGACACACACAGTCTATTGACGGTAGAGTTGCACAGGCTCGTGAGGCTCTTGGTCTTGCCAATGCTTACCTTGATGAGTTTGACAAACTTGCACAGACTATGATTGAAACAGAACTAACTAAGGTTCAGTTCAATGAGATTGTAGACTTGGCATACCCTAAGCCAGAGTCAGATAAAAAAGGTGCTTTCACTAAGTGGGAAAATAAAATTGAACTGCTTGATGAAATCTATGGTGGTGACACCAATGGAATGATTGCAGGAAATGCTTGGGGTGCTTACAATGCACTCACAGAACGCATTGACTGGTTCAGAACTTCTCGTGGTAATGATGAGTCGTTGCTAATGGGTACAGCAGGTTTCGACCCTGTTGTAAACGCAGAGAAAAATCGTCTGTTGTCAATCGTAAACGAAGTGGCAGGGGTTTAATCCTCTGCCCTTCGGGGCAAGCCTCCATAGTTCAGATGGTAGAACAACAGACTTTTAATCTGTGGGTCGTAGGTTCAAGTCCTACTGGGGGTACGTTTGGATCCTGGGGGTCGACCCCCAAAGCTTCTATTTACGAGGGCTTCAAAAAAAACACGGAAAAAACTATTGAAAATGTCAGTGCTATCTGGTATGCTTGATTTATCAACCTACCGAAAAGGAAATAAAATGCCACAGTACGAAATCAACTTCACCGCTTATGTATCTGACTCTATCGTGATTGACTTTGATGGTGAAGCAGATGAAATTGACGAGTCACACATTCGTAATGAATGGGACGGTCTACCACTAATCAAAGGTGCTACCTATGACTGGAATGGTTTTGACTTAGATGTTGTAAACCTAGATGAAAATAGTTCAGAATAACTCTGTACTTTACCGCCCATAACTGATAGACTATTTCCATAACCTACCAAAAGGAAAACAAATGCCAAACTGGACAAGTAATTCTGTAATCGTATCTGCAAAGACCGAAGCAGAACTAAATGAATTTATTGACTTCTGTGACCAGCCACACACTTCTCATTGGGAAGATTGGAAGTCAAAGGAAGTTGTTGTAGATGAGAACACTAAGGGTGTTTTCTGGAACTTCATCACACCAACCGACCTTGACGCATACTTTGGAACTTCCACAGTAAAGCCTACCCCAGAGGGTATGTCTACTATGGAACACTTTCAGGAAGAACTTGCGACAGGTATGGACTGGTATCATTGGAATGTTCGTAACTGGGGTACTAAGTGGGACATTACCATACACCGAGATGAGATTGGTGACTTTGACCAAAACAATGACGGTGACTATTATTTCCACTGGTACTTCCAAACCGCTTGGTCGCCAGCCGTAGAAGCCTATGACGCAATCGCAAAGCGTTTCCCTAATCTTGATTTTAGTTATGAGATTACAGAGGAAGCCAATTTCTTTGCAGGTATCTTAGTTTATTCTAATGGTGAACTTGTGAAAGACCGATACATTGACAATCCAACACACGCAGATTTTGAGGAACTAGACATTCCTTGTGAACAATGTGGTTGGGCAGAATCTGGAAACTGTCTTGACAATCCAGATGAAGATACGCTAGAATTAGAACTATCAACCACTACCCAATCAGGAGAATAAAATGAACGAAACAACACCAGAAGTAACTTATGACCCATACGCTAAAGTTGTCGTGAATGTTCACCAGCCTGTTTATTCAGGCGTGACACCGCTTGTGCTAGAAGCACACGAGGTAACATCACTAAAGAACAATGACACACTACGCACAAAGCGTATTGCCAAACTAGATGCAAGCATTGAGAATGTTCGTGAATACCTTGTAGAAAACTATGAGGAACTTGGCGAACACGCAGATGAGATTGCTCGTTTGCTTGGCATTGAACTCACCAACGAAGTAGTCGTTGATGTGAATGTAACTTTCTCAGTTACAATGACTCTACCGATTGGCATTGAAGCCGATAGTGTAGACGGTAGCGATTTCTCATTTGATGTATCAAGTGAAAACTCTGACTACGAAGTCACAGACTACGAGACATTTGTAGTCTATTGTAATGAGGGCTAGGTTCTGCGGGTAGGTAGAAAAGATGTGGCAAGGGATAACCACATAACCAAAAACCCTTCTATTTTCTAACAAAGGAGAAACAAATGGCAAAGAAAGAACTATTCATTCACAAGGAAATGTGGAACACACGATTTGGACAGTCCGAACGTGCGGTTGTGCGAGACCAGAATGGCAAGTTTGTAGATAATGCAAGCAAGCGACAACTTAACAGCGGAGAACGAGAGTTCCCCTACGAAATCGTTAAGTAAGGATTAGCCCACTTCGGTGGGCTTTTTCTTTGCCCTTGGGGGTCGACCCCTAAAGCTGCCTATTTACGAAGGATCAAAAAATTCACGGAAATCTAGGTCGACCCTTAAAAGTACCTATTTACGAAGAGGTTAAAAATTCACGGAAAAAAGTATTGAAAATGTCAGTGGTCTGTGATAGGATACAGGTATCAACCAAACAAGGAGAAATATGCCAGACTACCAGGTAATTGTTTATGGATATATTACAGCAGATACCCTACAAGAAGCAGAACAAATGTATTGTGATAACCAATGGGACGTAGACTATCACGTTATTGAAGATGAAGATGGTCGTCAATTTGATTCAAATGATATTGAGGAGTTATCAAATGCCAATTCTAACTAAGACATATGAAGTATTATCTGAACATACATTTACTATTCAGATTACTGATGAAGAATATGAAGCATTTACTATTGACAATGACCCCGATGAAGCGATAGACTATGAAGATATGTTTGACTACTTTGAGGCAAAAGGTCATACAGTAGACCACGATGAACAGAATGTAGATTACCAATCACAAGGAGTTGAGATAGATTTTGCCTAGTTATGATGTAGAAGTAACTGTTAATTTTATGTATGAAGTAGAAGCCGACAGCCGTGAAGAGGCAGAGCAGGAAGGCTGGAATTGGGAAGAGTACCCAATGTTCGGTGAAGTTTATTCAATCGATGTAACAGAGATTACACATTACCCAGAAGATAGTGGAGTGGAAGATGACGCTTAAGTTATATGAATCAGAACTATTAGAACAACTAGCAGATGACCTAGTTGAAATGCATAATGCTACAGGTATTGAATTACAATATTGGGATACCGCCCTTAAGTTTGTAGAGCAGTTCTACAATGTTTATCCACAGGTAACTATTGGAAAGAAGAAGTTATAATGAATCTAATTGAACTTAAAGAACAACTACAAGAGAATCTAATTAGTTATATGGATACTGTTCAGTCACAGTTCCTAGATATAGATAGACAGTGGGTATATGATGATATGTGTCAGGTTGTTGTAGATACCTTTAATGAAGCTTTTTATGCACCTTCCCCAATTACTATTGACAATACCCCCCAAAACTGATAGGATTTCCCTATGAAATTAATTAGACAACTTACACGCACACAAGACATTTGGCAGGAAGTAGTAGTGCCAGATAGTCTATTACACCTACTACCAGACCTAAATGCCGAAACACTATCTACCCTTGATTGGTCAGAGTGGCAGGAAGTTTGGGATACGATTGAGTTTGCTACCGTTCCTATCGAAGTCAAAGAGGAACTGAATGATGTATTTGATGTAGATGTTTATGACTACGGATACTTGGAGGACTAATGGAAACTTGGACAGAAGATACAGTCGTTGATTGCGACTATTGCGAAAAGGCTATGTTCCCCAACATCTCCACTTGGGACGATGAAGATGGTGGTGGTTGTGGTTGGAACTGTATGACTTATGGTTGTTCAGAGTTCACAGGTGGAGAGATTGAAGCAGAGGACTTAGAAGCCCTAGGTGTTCCAACTTGGATTGCCGAACGTATCGAAGCACTATCAAATGCAGTATTAGAATTGGAGGGGTAATGCAGAAAGTATATGACCTATCAGAAGTAACTACCGACCACTTGGGTTGTTGGATTGACGGTTCACATATGTCTGGTTCATCTTTTGATATTCAGTTAGTTGAAACTGCCATTCATTTTGGGTGGGATATCAATATCGAAGATTGGAAAGAACTTAAGAATCAGATTGGTGAGAGTGAAGATGCTGTTGAGGATTTGTTCGGTGTTGCTGAGATTGCATATCATTGGTTTAACGAACTTCTTCCACAGGGTTATTACTTCCACATCGAAGATAACAGCCTTTACCTACAGCACGAAGATATGGAGTTAATCAATGAATAAGTCAGCACTACTTTTACATATGCAAACCGTTCTTTCAGAGGTTATCAAAGAAGATGAAGATAACTGGTCAATGCTAGACGAACACGAGGAAGATTTAGACAGGGCATATCATCACGGTTATGCAAGTGCTATCCAAACAGTAACGGAGTTTTTAAATGACTAATAAAGTAATCAGAGATGATGTAACTATTACCTACTATGAGGTGGTGCCAGAAGATAAGCAAATGGCAGAGTTCTATGTAGACGGTACATCAAGTACCGATTTGGCTACATTGGAATATCACGGACGTACTTTGCACCTCGCTCGTAATGGGGAGATGTATCTATCGATCCCTTGTGAGGATATGGACACAGGCGAGTGGGTAGAACACGAGATTAATATCTGTCGCTACACCGATGAGTTAGAGCGGTTTGCAGAAACAGATAGTGATTTAGTTGACCTAGTACACCTATGGTCAGTAGAACGTGAATATGAGATTTATCATAACAATCCCTGGTGGGAACTATACAATGACGACCAATTCCCTGACGGTATGGTATGTGAGAGTAATTTCTATGATGCTATTGATGAGGCTGTTGACTTTATTAAAGATGATAGTAATTGGGTCTAGACAAACACCCACATTTTTGGTACAATAGACCTAAAGGATAATTATGACTTGGATTGCAAAACACAGACAGAAAGCGAAGAAGTTAGCAGATGTATTTTCAGACACACGCATTAGTCCGTTGTTGCTCGCAAGGGCTACAAATGATGAAATGGATTGGCAAGCAAAAGCCAATGCGTATGAATGGATAAATGGTATGCAAATACTTGACGGATTAGGCAAACCTACTGAATACAATGATGACGGAACGGTAAAGTTACCAGACTTTCCTGTATAACCAGAATCCCCTATCAAAAGCTATTGACTTTTGGTGGGGGAGGGTCGACCCCTAGATAAAATAAATAGACATTACGATAGACATAAAAAATTCACGGGAATTTGGAGAAAAAATGGATCAAGATAAAACATATACTGATGGTTTAATATATGCATATAAGCTAATGGAACACTATACAAAGGCAGGTATATATATGATACCTATTACAGGGATAATGGATAAGGTTCTTAATGAAATCCGATCTCAATCACAATTAGATTTATCAGACATTAATATATCACAACCTTTGTGGCATCGACCCCAAGATTAATTTGTTAGACATTACGAAGAGGTCAAAAATTTGCGGGGATTTAACAAAAATACCCTTGACATATACTATTTACTATAGGAGATAATACAATGTATATAAAAACATATGGAATCAGAATAAAATCCTGCATTTTTACACAGTTTTATATCATTTCTGATAGTTTTATCTGTGTTTTTGATGCATTTTGTATGCATATTTCAGGCAGTTTGTCAAGGTATATTTGGTATGGGATTACGATCAAAGGATAAAATTCACAGGAATATATGTCAGGTTTGAGATATTACGAGGGTTGTGGATAACTCACAATTACTCATACAAATCAAAATCAATTCTCTATGTCTATATAATCTATTAGATGAATGTATATGTGGATAACTTGTGGATAACTTTGGTACAAATTGTGGATAACTATTGTGAATAAATTGTGGATAACTTTAGTTATCCTTGCAACAAAAGGACGGAAGATAAACCTTTACAATCAGCATATACTCTGATATAATTTGTGTATGACAATTAGAAAACGAGCAGAAGAAGCATTAGCATTATATTGTGATCAAAACAATATAGTATTATCCTCTGATGAGTATGAAGAGATGTTATTTGATATCTATAGTAAATATATGGATGAGTATCTGGCTAACCCGCCAAAATCTGAGATATTAGATGATGTAAAGAAGTTAGCCCTTGAATGGCTATCTCATCGTAACACTGAAGTTTATGGTAAACAACTTATGTTTGTCTTAGGTGAAACAGCAACTTTATGGAAGCTATTTGAAGAAGAGGAAAATGAATGAATATAGTAGACTTTTTAGAAATTATGAGCCAGTCTATTCCACAGATGGAAGCAGAACTAGGCAGACCAATGAGTGCACAAGAAAAAGTACAGGTAGTTAAGGGTGCTCTTGCTAAGTGGAATCTAGCAAACCCAGATAATTGGCTAACTTTACCTGCCGATTTTAATGACTAAGTGCACAGTATGTGACAAGAAGATAGATATTTTCTTTCACGATAAGCAAGGCAATGAACAATGTGACAAATGTTACATTTTAGATGTACCACAGAGAGGAAAAAATGACCGTAATCATAGATAGTTTTGTTTTGTTATTTGTAGCAATTAATTGCTTTTATAATGTCAAAAAGTATTACGAGGACAAGAAAAAATGACGGTAATTGTAGGACTATTGGATTCAGAAGGTGTACATCTATGTTCAGATAGAGGTATATCAGATGACGATATCATTATGTCTATGTCTGCTCCTAAGATCCGCCAAAATGGTCCTTATATTATTGGTTATGCAGACTGTCCTGGAACTGGACAGCTTCTGCATTATATGACGCTACCTACCCCACCTAAAAGAAATATTGAAAAGTTTATGCGAACTACCTTTGTCTCTGCGGTACGCAAGGCATTAGTAGATTCAGGTGTAGATCTTAAAGAAGGTGCTCACGCTTCATTTCTTATTGGAGTATCAGAAGAGTTGTATCTAATGGATACTTCAGATTGGCAAGTATTGCCTGTGGATTATATGGCTATAGGTTCAGGTGCATCTATTGCTCTGGGTTCTTTGTACACCACCGCTTCGTGGAAGTCAGCCGAAAAAAGAGTGAGGACAGCAGTTTCTGCTGCAATAGAACTGTCTGTCGGCTGTCGTGGTCCAATAGATTATCTTGCGGTGTAAACTGGAATAAGGAACACGTTGTTCCATTTTATTTGGTTGTTTCTTTCTCGCCGAAACGCCGTATAGAAGGTATGTTAAAAGCCCCTAGAGCGAATCTGGGGGCTTTAACGTATTTAAGGGGTATATTTGTATACCTAGTTTTTAAACTTCATTTAATTAACTTATTAGATCTGGTTTAATATACCAATCATCCCAAGCACTAAACTCCAATAGCACTCTTTGGTATCCTTTTGAGGTTAATAGGTCATAAATTTTTTCTCTATTTGCTGTTCCGTTGTGTTCAACCGCTATAGCTTTAAAGTCTCTAGAAAAATCATAACCATTTAAAATTAAATATTCTGATCCTTCGGTGTCAATAGACAAGAAATCAATGTGATCTGGAGCATCATACTTATCTAGCATATCTTTGAGAGATATTGTTTCTACTTCATAAGAAGAGCTATTATTTCTTCTGGTCTCAGCGTGGTGATCTTGGAATACAAATTCTGTTAATCCAGACAAACCTTTATCGCTACTTATATCTACCTCAAGGAAATCTACTTTATCTCCAGTCTTATCAGTTACACATAGACTTTCTAAATGGCAATCTCTATTTTTAATTAATTGTTCATAATATGATGGTGCTGGTTCCGAAAGGATTCCAGTCCATCCATAATCTTTTTCGAGCAAAATGGTATTACTTAAATATAATCCATCACAAGCACCGAACTCAACAAAGTATCCTGGATCTTTTCCGTGAATAAATAACGCAAAAAGATCTTGCTTGTTCTGTGAGTATTGGCTTTCTCCGTGCTCTTTTAAAAACTTTTTAAAGGTATATTCCATAAAGAACTCCGTAGTCTGTATATTTGAGTTTCCACCGTCATTAATTGACATAGGAGAACCAGTGGCTGGATTAAAAGTGTAAACATTAAAAATATCTTTTGCAGCATTTCTAAAAATAAACCAATCTACTGGGTGGCTTGTTCCATTATCTTTAATAAATTTTAACATTTTCTTTGCACCAGCTTTTGTTATTACATAACATAAGGTAGACCAATCTTGGTAAGCCTTTGAAATAGTATCATTAAATATATGTGCTTCTTCGTGCCTGTCATATTGATTTGGATCTACATAGACACTAAACAAATCATATTTACTTGGTAATTGTTTTAGTGCTTCACTTACATCAAAAATGAAATCATCACTAATAAAAGCATCATCTTCAAATACTAAGATCTTATCTATTTTAGAAGAGGCTAGGTACTGCCAGATTTTATAATGACTTCCAAAGCAACCTATTTCTCCTAATTTATATTTTTCAAGGTTTAGGTTAAAGTTTTTATTTTCATCTAAAAAACTAAATAATTCTTCATCATCACTAGCATTTAAAGGTTTAATATTTATTAAAGATTTTTCTCCTAGAATTTGTTTAATTCTATTTTTATTTTCTGCTCTATCATCACTAATTGAAACAATCGTATAATTAATATTTTCTGGATTTTTATAAAAATTAGAAAGACTCATATAGTCTGGATCTCTACTCATTCTTTTAGTAATATTAAGAATAATATTTTTAAGTTGTTCAGAGTTTAAATTATTTAAGTCGCAGTATTCATAAAATATATTTATAACTGTTTCCATCTCAGCACTGGCAACGCTGTGATCATAGGAGCTTCCCTGTGGATGGAATACTATTTGTTCCGTATCACGGAAGATATACTTTTCTTTATAAATAGCAAGGGCACACCATATATAATCCATACCCCATCCAGACTTCATAGACTTTAAATCTTCTTTAGAGTCTAAATAGTCCATATAAGAAAGCATTGTTTCTACTATATCCCTTTTCATAAAGAAAAAAGCACCGTCAGTTTGTGTAGCGTAGTTTATTCCATTTTTATATTTTTTAAGAGATGTGGTACTTTCTGACCAAGCCTCAAATGTAGTATGTGGACCATATAAAGCATTGTTTGGGACGGATAAAATTTCTTCTGCTTTCTCAAACACACCCTTAAAATTTTCAGATTTAATATCTGTTGCTAACCAACAAAAAATATCATCATTTGTATTTTCAATAAAATCTTTAAAAGCAAAGTGTAATTGTTTATAATACCAAATCATACCTAAGTTATTCCAAGATGGATCCTCTGGAGCATCAGAATTAATAATAGAATAATTAGAAACCTGATTTGTAATAGATTCTAGGTTATCAAAAACATTATTCCAAACTACAACATATGTTTTTATCATTGACCCATTCTTTTCTTAATGTTTGTAGATGATATTTCTTTGCTGTATGGGACATAAACTAAACCTATTCCTCTTTCATCTAGCCATTCTTGTGTGAATTGCATTTGAGAATGGTAATCTTTTTTAGCCCAATCAGAACCTACAACTATATAGTCAGGATCAATTAACTCAATAGATATTTTTGAGTCTTCCCCGCCCAAGTTAAAAATAACCTCATCTACATATCTGCAAGCTTTAACTACAGATGCTCTTTCATCATCTGTACAGACTGGCTCTTTACCTTTAAATTGTTTAATAAAATCACTCTTATTAATTGACACAACAACTTTTCCATTTTCTCCAGCAACTTCTCTACATCTCTTTAAAAGATTAACGTGTCCAGAATGGAACAAGTCAAATGTCCCACCAGTATAAACTATATTCATTAATTCTCCTCTATAAAGTCTTGTTCAATGCCTAGTTCAGAGTATAAAATAAACTCATCATTCATTACAATCTCATCATAAAGTAAGCCTTCATAGAAAAACTTAACTCTAGATGTATATGCTCCATAATGAATAAGTTCAGCAGTAGTATGCTCTTCAATCATCCAAACTAGTTTGTTGTTCATTTACGATAGCCTCTTGGGGGATCACCCTTTGCACCGTCAAAATGGAATTGAAAACCTAAAGACTCAGCAATTATTCTTAGCTGGTGTAGGTATTCCATAACGCTAACCTTTTGTCCTTCACTCATAGACATAATCTCATTCTCATATGTTCTTACGGCAAGGTAAGATGGGAACTCTACAAAATCAACAGTCATCTTTGCATATGGTTGTTTGACAGATTTAAGTGCTGCCAAAAGTTCTGGGGTATATCTAGTCACTAATAGCTCCTAATATTTCTTTCCAAGTATCCATAGTTTTATGTGCATTACGAAGTTGATTGATTTCTCCATCTACTAAGTATACACCACCCCATACTCCCCATTCAGAGTTTGTTGCACCGTGATTAAAGCAATCTTTGATTACAGGGCATTGAAGGCATATGTTAGTATCTACTACCTTTGCAAGATCTGCATCTTCTTCATATTTGTCAAAGAACATCTCTACATCCATAGATCTACATTTGCCTTTGACTACCCACTCATCCTCTAACATATTTCTTGGGAACCTTCCAGCCCTGCTCTGTTGGAGCAAAGACATTCTTGTATCCCCACACACCATTACGGAATGCACCCTGCGGTGAGTAGTAAGCATCAGAGGCTGGTTTAAACTCAACAATATTCCAACCTTCCCAGAATAGGGACTTATTAGTATCTACGATTTTATTAGCGTAGTTTTCATTTGTAATAAACATTACTATCTTTCTTGTTAAAGGAAAATCCTTATGATTTTCTCGTTACTATATTATACCTTTAGACTAGTTAAATGTCAAGGATTTATTAAGCTAATCTATATGTAGCATATGAGTTTGTTGCAACTTTTCTTGTAATAAATTTTGCTGCTGTTGCAATATTTATTGTTGCTGTACCGTAAATAGTATGAGCGGTTCCTGATGCAATAGTAATTTGTGCAGTAGATGTTCCATCATTAATAACTGACCATTCTATTGTAGAACCGACTGCTGGAGCATTAAGACCAGATGCTGAATCTATGTTTGTTCCACTATCAAGGGTGAGTGTAACTGCTGTTGTTGCTCCAGAAGCATAAATATTTTTAGTTAAAATATTTGCACCAGTAATTGTTCCTGTTGTTACAGACGTAAAAGCAGTTTGTGATACATTAATAACATTATTTCCAAAAACAATTCTGCTAAGTCCAGACGATGATCCAAGAGTAATTGTACTAAATCCACCTGTTGATGAATTAGTTCCTGTTCCAATATTTATATTAAATGTTCCTGCTGTACCACCTATACCGCCAGCTCCTAAGTTAATTGTTCTTGTATTAGTATTTGCAGTAAATGATCCACTAGAATAAGAATGTGTTCCAGAACTAGTTGCTGGAGCAAATGACATAGTATTTGTTCCAGATGATCCAACCGTTAAATTTGTAGAAGATGAAAATGCTGTAAAAGCTCCACCACTATCTATTGCAGTGCTAAAGGTTGGAGATGTGCTTAAAACAACACCACCTGATCCAGTAGATGTGCTAAAATCAGTTAAGCCAGCTTCCCAATCTGCAGCAGTAGTTAAAGTTGTTCCTATACAAGTAACCATAGCGGTAGTTCCAGGAACAACAGTAAGGACTAAGTTTCCACCAGAAGAGTTTATAGTTAAGTTACCAGAAGTAGTATTATTATTTACAATGTGGAAAGTCCATCCAGTAGCTAATGTGCTGGTTACTGGCAAAGTAATAGTTTGCACTCCTGTTGTTCCTGTAAATACTTGATAATAAGAACTTGCATTTGTTAAAACAGTAGTTCCACCTGCAGTAGCTGTAGATGTATAGCCCATTAATCCAGCCATAGTTTTATTTGGATTTGTAAACACTGGATCAGTTAGTGTTTTAGCAGTTAGTGTCTGTGTTGCACCAAGAGTTACAATAGAATCACTGGCGTTAGTTCCCACAGGTTTTCCAAGTACCTGCGTTGCAGATAAAACTGCTGTACCATTAATTTCATAAACTTTGCCAGTTAATAAATTAAAATCTTCTGATGAGGTCCAGGCATCTGTAGCATCTACCCAATTTAATGTTTTATCTGTAGTACCTTTAATTGTTATACCAGCACCGTCAGCAGTAACGTCAGTGGGTGATGTAATAACACCTAGCTCAATATTTTTATCCTTAACAGACAAAGTTGTTGAATTAATTGTTGTAGTTGTTCCACTTACAATTAAATCTCCACTTACAGTAAGAGCATCAACGGTTGTTGTTCCTGTAAATGTTGGTGAAGCAGATAAAGCAACGGTACTACCAGTTCCTGTGTATCCAGTTAAAGATACACTATTGATAATTGGAGTAGTAATGCTTGGTGAAGTTGATAAAAGAACAGTATTTCCAGTTCCTGTTGTATTTGTTAATGATGTACCATTAACCTTAAACACATTGTTTGCACCAGCAGTATCAAAAGTTTTATTTGTGAATGTATCAGATGTGGCTTTACCAACTAATGTGTCAGTCGCTGAGGGTAAAGGAAGATATAGATAAACATCTGAAGATAATGGATCTGGTGGAATTAGAAATAATTCATAGGCATTATCTGTTGCACCTTCAAAAACAATAGCACCAGAAGAATAAGCAGAATATGGGGGAAGAGTAAGATTTCCAGTAATAGTGCCACTAATGTTTGCACTTAAGTAATCTAATTTAGCCTGAATGTTAGATGTAGCACCATCAAGATATCCTAGTTCTGTTGCACTAATATCTCCAATAGTTGTATTTGCTGGCAGGGTTACTCCTGTAGCCCCACTTGCATTTACATTTCCAGTAAATACTGGATTTACTTTTGGTGCATACAGATCTGTAACAGTTACATTTGTAACTGTTGAAGTTGCAATATCTATATTTATACTTGCGTTATATTCAGCCATAATTATGCATCATTTGCTAGAGTTACGTCATCTAGAACTGTGATTATCCCCTTTACAAAAGTTTTAATATATGTTACTCCAGTTTCAACCCAAGTATATTGTATGTCATACTTATATGTTGTTCCAGCAACAAAAGTTGTAGTAATTGTATTTGGAACGTATGCTGTAAGAATGCTAGTCCCTGCTGTTCCAGCTACAGTCATAACCTTTATATATGCTGCATCTGAAGAAGTTTTAATGCTACCTTTCCAGCCAAGACCAATGCCAGTACCAAGAGCAGGAATTGTGTAGGCTGGAGTACCTTTAAATAAATTAAATTGAAGATTAATTGAGTCACCTTTATATACAGTTAAATTAACGGTGGTGGGTTCAAATGAAACTTCAGTAGCCATACCTAAATTATACCTTAATATTTATAATAAGACGATTTAACTTTATTTGTTTCAGCCTTATCCATAAGGGTATCAAAGAATCTACCGTCATCTTTGCTATTAAAAGAGATAACGTGATCGAATCCATATTCTTGGAATTTTTCTAATGCATCCGCCCTTTTGATGGTACTAAAACGAGTCTTGATTTTCTTTTGTTTAAAAAATCCTTCTGTTCGATTAATAAATTCAGCAGTAAAGTTATTGATCTTATGTGGTCCTGCTGTATATACTTCAATGCGAGGGTCGGCAGGAATCAAATTATCCTCAATAGCCACTACTAATCCACGCATAAATGTTGCATAATCTTGAAACTTATCAGTTCCATATACCAAAATCTTCATAATAAAATCCTTTTCTAGACTTATATTATAGCAGATAGTTAAAGGATTGTCTAGGAATTATGTCCAAGATCCAGAAATTATACCATTTCCTGAAGATGCAATTTTTTCAATTACTAACCAAGATCCAGCACCAATCGTTGCATTTCCTGCTACGCTTTGTGCAAACTGTGGGGTCATAGTTCCACCTGTTGTGGCATTTGTTCTAAAGCTACCACTGAATTGAGAAAAATATGAAGCAGCAGCAGTACCTGAATTTGTTACAATAAAAACATTTGTTGATGAAATATTAGCTATTACTGATGTTGACACCGCTGGAGAGTTTGTTGTACCCATAACATTAGTATATATATCTTGCTGTGTATTACTAAAACTAAATGTTATGTTACCAGTAGCAGCAGAACCTGATGCACCACGATTAAATAAAACAGCCCCTCTAAAGACATATGTACAATTAGCTTCTAAAGTAATTGCTCCAGTAACTCCACTCGCTACAAAGATTGCTGCAGGTGTTGTAGTTGAGTTTGTAGCAGTAGCAGAGGTTAAGCGTATACTGCTTTGATTTTTGAACATATTGTCAGCAATAACATTAGTGGTAGCAAGTGTACCTGCTGTCAGAGAGGTTATAGATGCAGCTGGACCACTAAATGATGTTGCAGTAATTGTACCTGCACTAAAGTTACCAGAACTATCTCTAAGAACAACTGTGGATGCTGTATTTGAACTGTCTTCTAGGTAAGCAGAACTTGAAATAATTTTCCATAATGCTGATGAACTTGAATAAACTAATAAAGCCCAAGCACCATAAATTGCAGGAAGAATTGCATTAGTTGGTGATCCCTGACTATTTTTTTGAATAATATTACTACCTGAAGAGACAATATTGCCACTTGACGTAGTACTTATATTTCTAATAAGAATTTTTTTACCATTAACTCCATTAGGAAGAGTTAGTGTTACTGTTCCAGGAGTTCCAGCAACCTCAAAGAAAGAAGTTGTTGGCAGTATAGTCTGATCTCCTGTAGTAGAAACATACCCAGTTTCAATAATAGAAGGGGCAAATATATTTCCAGATGCATCAACTTTTGCTACAGTTGTTGCAGTTGTTCCATCATATGTTTGCCACTGCTGTAAATCTGCAGTTTGGGTATATGAACCACCAGTTCCTGTTCCTCTTACAACTAACTTCTTATCTGTTCCAGTTCCACCAAAGAAACCGAATGCTCCAGTATCATAGTTTGGATATGCAAATGTTTTTCCTCCAGTAGTTGAACCAAATCCTACGATTGTTCTTATTGCTCCGTCAAATCCGACTGATGCTAGTACTGTAGAACCAGTATTATTTAACCACTGTGTTAAATCACCAGAAATTGTTCCAGCATTAGCATTTTGAATTTTAAGGGGAATAGATGTTGTTGCTGCAGATCCCGCTAAAATCCATCCTGTTGTTTGTGGAGTTAAATTAGCATTTGAGTATGCTGCAACATTTGCAATTGATTGTGTTCTCAAACTTCCATCTGCATCAACCCTATTAACAACAACTCCTGCAGCATTTTCTATAGTCAATGTGGCTGGATACTGAAAAACAGTTGCTGTACCAGTTCCCGATGAAACACCAACTGTTGAGTTAGTCACAGTAAACTGTGTAGCACTTGATGTAACAATAACCTGAGATGCTAAATTTAATGATGAACCCGATGAAATTCCTAATCCAGTAATAGTTACCGTGTCTCCTACAATAAGAGCATTATATCCACTTTGTGCTGCTGTATATGTTACCGTTGTTCCATTCCCAGATGCTGCTGTTACTGTTACTACTTTATTTGGAGATGCTTTAAGTTTTAAAGCACCAGAATAGGTGGATGTTCCTTGAATAAATGCTTGATTACGAGTACTACTTACTGTACCAGTTCCAGAACTAGTATTTGAACCTGATGTTGCTGTTAATAATGTAAACTGTGTTGTTGATGGAACAGTATTGACAACGCCAGAAAGATTATGGGCAAGTGCTACTGGGGTAGTAGTGACATTAATAACATTTACATATTGACCAACTACTAAGCCATGATTATAAGTAGTATTATATGTAACTGTTGTTGTTGACTGAGTTGATGATGCTATAGCAATAGGTGTGGCAAAACTGTTAGATGATGGGGCAGTTGATCCACTAAACAATTCTCCTGCTGCTCCAAAACCTGAAATTACTGTTGAGTTTGTATTTTGTAATTGAAGCAAATCATTTACTTGACCAAAAACTCCACGAATAACCTGACCAGTACCATAAGCAAAGTTTGTACCAACACTCAAACTACCACCGAGACTTGCACCACTACGAACATAAAGAGAACCTAAACTACTAAAACCAGATGTTGCTCCCCAAGTTGTATTATCTGTTGTAACACGAACTTGCATAATATCAGCAATTTGACCACTAGAGTTCCTCATCAAAAGTGCAGGAGTACCAGCACTTCTGGAAGTAAATGATGCTTGTGCAAAAGGGGTTACAGAAGCTGGTAAAGAAGAAGCGGTAGTTGTTTGTGCTGTAATAGTCGCACCTACCAAGGAAAATTTGATATAAGAAAGATTGTTTGTACCGCTATTTAAAACATTGGTAATAATATATGTTGCAGCAGGAATAATAGAAATTCCAGATGCTGCAGTTACAACTACAAGATCTCCTATGGCAAGACCTGTTTGAGTAACAAAGTTAATTTGACCTTCTGTAGAACTATTAATTTGAACACTGTAAATTGTTGCAGCGTTAGATCCTCCAACTGCCGTAGCTGATCCTGAATATATTTGACCAAGAGCATTACGACCACCGAGGACAGTTCCAACAGAGTTTTGCCATTGTTGAATATCTGCTGTACCACCTAAGTTTTTAGCAATAAGTGGTATAACAACAGAATTTTGAAATGTTGTTGTATAGTTAAATACAGAGTTTCCTGATACAGATATACCAGCAAAATTGGCTACACCATCTTTTGTAATTTTTGCTACATTGGTTGAAGTAGTTCCATTATATGTATTCCACTGTTGCAAATCAACACTTTGAGTAGATGAGTCTCCAGTACCAAAACCCCTAACTACTAAAGGGATATTGGATGCAGTATCATTATTAATAACTTGACCGCCAACAGTGAAAGTGTTAGCAGTATTAAGTTTAGCTAGATTACTTTGATCTATGCCAATAACGGCAGAAGTTGAGGTACCACTATTTGTAATAGGTGCAGTAACACTTATTACACCACTAGGACCTTGTGCACCTACATCTCCTGTATCTCCTTTTGGACCCACATTTCCAACAGAAATAATAATAAAAAGTAAAGGATGATTACTTGCAAAGTTTGTAGTACCAGTTCCAGCGGAATCAATTAAGGTAACAGGAAATAAATCCCAGGTTGCATTATATGTAGGTGTTCCAGACACTTCCCACTTTTGATAGTTAGCAGCGTCATTTTTATCTTGAATAATTAAAACATCGTATTGATTTATAAGATCAAGAAAAATACTGTCATCTTGCCCATCTGCATCTAAGTGATTAACTCGCAATGCAGTAGAGTTTCTTTGAGTTGAGTTATTCCAACCGAGTTGATTGGCAGTTGGATCACCACTTGTCGTGTTTGTTCTAGCGTTGTAAGCGTAGTGCGTTGAACTATCACCTGAAGCACCCTGTGGACCAGCAGGTCCAGTTGCTCCAATTATTGAAGTGCCAGAACCCCATACACCTGAAGTTTTTGGTCCATAAATAAGTTTAGCAGCAGTATCTAAATAGAAATCTCCATTAACACCTAATCCTGAAGTTGGAACTCCTGAGCCATTAAGAATAGTTTTTCCATCTGCTCCAGAATCACCTTTTACACCTTGGATCCCTTGAATACCTTGAATTCCTTGTGAACCAATGTCACCTTTTACACCTTGAATACCTTGGTCTCCAGTGTCACCTTTTGCACCAGTAGCTCCAGTATTACCAGTATCTCCCTTTATTCCTTGAATACCTTGTGCTCCAGTAGCACCAGTAGGTCCTTGAGGTCCTTGAGGACCTGTAGCACCTGTAGTTCCAATATTTGTCCAAGCACCATTTGCATATACTTTTATAAAATCTGTTGTTGTATTATAATACATATCCCCTTCAGAACCAGAAACTGGATCGGAAGATAAATTAACTAAGTTAATAGGAACTTGGAACTTTTTGTTAGGCATAACTACATTTTACCATAAATCTAGTAAGTATCTGCTTTATTCCATTCAATATAAGACTTTATATAAACAATCATATATGCTGTAGCCATTACGATAAAACCATATTGTTTAGTATTCAAGGCGTATCCTATCCATAGTAATTCGTTAGTAGTTAAAACCAGCCAACCCCATATTGTTTTTTGACCAACAAGGAATATACCTGTTACTCCAATTACCGCCAAGATCCAAGACCAGTAACTCACTTTTTCTTATTCCTTTTATAGTCATCATAAATAGTTGAAGCCATAATAAATACTGCCCCAGCCATAATAAATGCTGTAGTGGCTACAATAATGCCACCAATAATATCATCTGCTTTACACATTATTAACATCCTTAAGTATTTTATCAGCTAGTTGCGTATATAATTCTTCTGGATCTTTTAGGTCACTATTTTCAATAGCGGTTGTATAAACTGCTTCTTTTAATAAGATTAAGTATTGCATTAAATCCATTTTATTCTCCGTCTAATGCTTTGATAGTAGGGCAGGGGTATTCACAATAACAATCAGCACATAGTTCATATTCCTCATACTCACCACAGCAATCTATATCGCCACAGGCAGCGTTATCTTCTATAACTAATTTATGCAGTTCACGCACACGTTTAATAGCATTATTAATTTCATCAAAAGTAGGTTCGGGTTCTTCATATAACCCTGCCTCTTCTGCTATTTTAATCATATCTGCTAGTGCTTGTCTACGAGCCTCATTTTCTTTTAGAAGCTTATACTCATAGTTTTGTCTTTGATTCTTAAAATAATCTTTAAGTGGCATTAGAAATCTCCATAATCTACTTGTAGACAAGTCAAACCGATCTCACGCCACATATCAACAACTCTTTGTCTATCATCAAGAACACAAAGAACTTCCCAGTTAGGTTTAATTAATTCTTCATAAATCTCACGCTTGATAATAGCATCGTGTCTTTTATCTCCAGACTTACGCATATATAGTTTAACAAAAGGTGGACAATGTAAACGAAGCCATTCATATGTATCTTCATAACAGCTATCATCTCTAGCAGTAACAAAAAGAATCTCGTTACCTGATTGCCAAAGGGCTTTAACAACTTCAATTACATTTGGCATTGTCAAATCATTAATAACTTTTGTATAGTCATATGGCGTTCTATCAAATCTAGTTGATACTGTTCCATCAATATCTACGATTATTGCTTTTTTCATACTCTCTCCTTATGTGTTACCCAATAATAATTACACCGTTCGCAACATACACTGTCACGATAGGTATGGAACTCTTCCTCATACTGTGGATAAAGCTCTGGTGCTTTTGCGTGTAGCCGACCACGATGAGTTGTGACTACTTTGTCAAATTCTTCTGTTGTCATCCATTCTGGAAGAATAGCAGACTCTTGGTTTGGAAAATGCTGTGTGTGTACACGCTCAATAACTTCCCAGTTATTTTCCCACTTGTAGCCACGTTTTTCCATCTCGTCACGAATAGCAGAAAGGTACATATATAGTACACCCTCTGAACCCACGAACATTTTAACCGCAGGGTGGTGTCTCCAACCTGCGGATTCACCTGAAAGTGTTTGTAAGATCTGACGACCTTCTAGTAACTGTTTAACTAATCTTTTAGTATCAAGAACACTTGCACATTCCGCAAATGTATATTCAGATAAAAATACCTGCATAACCGTCCTAAGTTTGTTGTGAGATTCTATTATACCTAATTAATAAGGTAATGTCAAGAAAGTTTAATAAATGAACCGTTCCAAATATTATCTGATTTGGCTGTGGGTTCTACAATTTTTTCTTCTGGGATAACCCAAAGCTTGCATACTGCTTCTCCTGCAATAACACCTTGAACAATCATACATTGATTGCCTGTATTATCATTAAAGAAGATGCAATTTTGGCACATTAGACCTTGTGCTTTAAATGGATTTTCTGAAGCATAATGAGCACCATTAGCTTTTGATGATTGATCAAACATACCATATTCTAAAACTAATTCAAATAATGATTCTGCTTGGTCCTGTTGTCTTTCATTAAGACTATCCCATTCATCGGCTTGATCAGATGTTTCTGGCATTTCTGGTACTACCGCTTTTGCTACCTTAGCTTCAGATGCGTACAATGCTCTCTGTTGTGCAATAGCACTTTTGCGTGACTTATGACAAGCAACGACTTCATTGTTAGAGTCTTTAACTACTGCATATCCTGACCCACAACGTGAATCTTTTTTAACTGACCAAGGCATAATATAAGTATACTACTCTTCCCCAAATAATGCTTTCTTTAATGCTGGCTTTGGTTTTGCACCGACAACCTGTGTTGTTTTTGCACCATCGACATATAAAGAAATTACAGGAATACTTGTAATGCCAAATGCTTGTGCAAGTTCTTGATCTTCATCTACGTTAATTTTAAGAAGTCTTGCTCCTGTTTCTTCTGCAATCTGCTCAAGTACAGGTGTTACCATTTTACAGGGACCACACCATTCTGCCCAGAAATCAACAATCGTTGTACCCTTAGATACTTCTTCTATAAACTCTGCGATATTCATTCTTACTCTCCTTTTTAATATATCGGTGACAGGAAGACCTATTTACCTGCACTGGCAAACGTGTCTCTCTGGACTCGTAACTGTAACTATCAACCATCACTAAGGACGACTTCCTGCCACCTAGAGCCTCGTATCCGATTTGAACGGATGACCCTCGCTTTACAAGAGCGATGCTCTGCCACTGAGCTAACAAGGCGTAATCGGTTTGTCACGCCATAACGTGTGGGGACATATGCAACCGATCAAACATATATCGCTTATACTATTCTACAGTAATATCTACTATACTTGCATCACGCAAATAATTGAATGTGGCAAGCAGGTATTCACGAGTATGACAAACGTGACAGCCACAATACATTGATACATCTTCAAGATAGGTTGGAAGATTCTCACCTTCAAAATCTAATACACTAGCACAGCGATCCATATGATAGTCTACTGCATTTTGTAGTGCAACCGCTTGCTCATCTGTTAAATTAATCTTATTCATCTTCGTCCTCTACAATAGCAAAGATATCTCGGTAAGAAAGAAGCAATACTTTTTCTCCACCGTCTTCTACTTCCTGACCTGCAAATGCGGAATACATTACAATGTCACCAACACTAATATTTAGTGGAACGTGTGTTCCATTATTTAAAACAATACCAGTACCAACAGCAAGAACTTCTGCTCTTTCAATAGCACTATCGTTATTGCCAGCAATAACAAGACCAGATGATGTAGTCTTTTCTGAATCTTTTTTAGGGCGTACAATAACTTTATCTTCAATAGGTTTAATCATTTTTATCCTTTGTTTGTTATATATATAGTATCAAATATTATTGATACTGTCAAGGTTATTCTGCAGTTTGTTTTACTACTGCTGATAGCATCCAATGCCATCTTTGGTGCTGATCCTGACGCTCTGCAAAGAAATTAGCTAAAGCATTTTGCTTTAATGCTGTGGCAATATCATAGCCAACTAATAGTTTAGTTGTAACTGAATCATTTGCAACAAGAAGATCTGTAGCCATAGATACTGGATCCGATGTTACATCTGTTTCTGGAAGATCTGTGTATGCCATAAACCGAGATAGTTTATATGGAGCATAGTCACCAAGTTTTCTTAACCACTCAGCAAAGGTGTCGATAGAACCATCATAATCTTCATAGATTTCTTGGAAGAATTCGTGATATTGTGGGAAGTCGTCACCTTCAACATTCCAGTGATAACCGTGTGCCTTAAACTTAAGGGCAACCATATCTGACAAAGTTACTTTAAGTAACTGTAATAACTCTTCCATACTCATCTCCTTTAGATGTTGTATTAATATTATACCTTAAAATAGTCTACTTGTCTACTTTTTTGCTTTTGGGGCATCTGGAACAATAGCTTCTGTATCTACATTATTAAAGGCAGCATTAATCTCATTCTTGGTAAGCTTTCCATCTTCTACATATGCTCTTGCTAATCTTTCTAGAACTGTGGCTACACCACCGATTCCAGCCATAGCAGCAGATAGCCAAAAATTAACACCAACGATTGCACCAGCACCAATAACAGACAATGCGGTAGCAATAAACACAGCAAAAATTCTTTTAACTACATCAATCATTCTTCTTCCTCCTTATTATTTTCTCTTAGCCCCATCGAAAGAAGCCAAATCACTAATGACCATACGATTGCATAGCCAACAACAGTTTTAGCACTTCCTTCAAGAACTACCCAAGCAATAAACATACCCAAAAGAGTAAATGTTTGGTTTAATAATTCACGAAATTTATCTACTAACCACTTCATTATTTAATCACCCTCCCTACCACGCTAGTTGTTGATAAAATTTGTGCAGCAATAACTGACGCAACAACAACTTTTTGAGATTGTTTTCTAACCTTTGGTGTCATATCTGCACCAATATTTGCAATAGCAGTCAAGGCTTTTCCTGGATCTGTAAATATTGCAGATACTACTGCAGACGGACTATTAAAGATTTGTATAGCATCAGCAACCCTGGCAGTCAATACAACACCATTAGGCAAACTGACTGGTGTTTCTGGTGGAAGATCTGCATATGTTAATCCTAGTTCTGTTAGGCTTTCTGTTGTTACCGCTTCTCCTGGAACTAGGCTATCTAGTATTGATTGAACTTTTACATCTGTGGTATCATTTATAGATGGAATATTTTCAGGAACAGGAGTTTCAACTACAATCGGATCTTCCGATGGAACTGGAGTTGCTTCTGGAGACGAAGCTATTGGCTCAGGAACTACGGTTGGAATTGCAGTCGGTTCTGGAGTCTTTGAAAAGATTGGAGTAGGCAAAGGTGTTAAAGAAGGTTCTGAAGGCGATGGGGACGGCGTTATTGGTGGTGTCATTGATGGTGATGGTTCAAATGTTGGCTCTGGGCTTGTTGTGGGTTCTGGCGAATGCGTTTGTGTCGGGCTGGGAGTAGGTTCTATAAAATCTGCAACAAATATTTCAGCAGGTTCTGATCCTATAGAATAAATACTTTTAGTATCATTATCTGATCTTACAACAAACAAATAATTTTTATTTGATCCATCTGTAGATCTAATCACACTTAATGGAATGGATATTGAATTAGTTATTGAAGCAATACCCCAACCGTTATTTGATCCTGTAGACCAAGACACAGCATATCTTTCAATCTCTACCCCACTATCTTCTGGGATATCCCAAGATAAAATTAAATTATCATTCTGAATAACATAAGATAAATTAGTTGGTTCATTTAAATAGGGTTCGACTTCTATGTATGAATAATGAGCATAAACATTTAATCTCTTGTATGTACCACCACAAGGGTCTCCAAATATGCCATTTGAGGCAGGTATCTCAGCATAATTATTACCTAAAATATATTCTTCAACTATAGATAATGATTGTTTTGAGTGACACCAACTTTCTTTTAATTGATCTGGTGTGCCGTAACTAGCAAATTCTACATAATCAAAGTATGCATTATCTGGTGCTTGTAAAATTATTGTTCCATTTTCTGGAGCACTTGCAAAAATCATTTGCGAACTATCTGCAAAAGCTGGAGTTACTATAAAAAGGAAAGTTGTTATCACAAAAGGTACTATGCCTATAATGTTTAATAATTTCTTTCTATTCAATTTTCCTTTACTCCGAGTCGATATTTACCGACATTATTATTATATCATTAATTAGTTAAATAAAAAAGACGGACCCGAAGATCCGTCTGTTTTATAGTTTTTTTATTAGCTAGGTAATTTTTTCATTGTAAGAATTGTATCATTGTACATAGAAGCCCATCCTAATGGCTCTACTCCCCAGTTTTTCTTAAACCAAGTTAATGGAACTTCTCCAACAAAATCTTTCTTTGGAGAATCTGTGCCAATTACAAATCCTTTTTTATCAGATTGAATTACAACGTGTCCAAACTTTCCAATGTTGAAAAAGATTGGAGCACCAATAGGTGCATTTTCAAAGTCTGTATGACGATGCTCTTTTGGAATATGATTCCAAGAGTCAATAGCCGATGCATACTTTACTGGAAGTCCCCAAGCATTCTGACACGTTCTGTGACACCAACCTTGAAAACCAGAAACACCTTCGTGCTTTCTCATATTTTTAACAGCCTGTATGCCATTTAATTTACTTGTACTCATATTAATTCCTAAAGATCAAAAAGTACTTTGGGATCAACGTGACCATCCCAAGCCCAGCTTGCAGTTTTCTGCACTTCAAAGTGTAGGTGCTCACCAAAGACGTTTCCATCTTCTGGGTGTCCTGCACGACCACCTGATTCACCAATGTGCTGACCTTTTTCAACTTTATCTCCAACCTTAACAAGTGCTTTCATCAAGTGAGCATAGATAGACCAATACTTTTTACCATTAATTGAAGACTCAACAATTAGTGAGTGTGCACCAAATGCTGCACCCCAAGTGCCGATTCCTACAACTTTTCCACCTACTGCTGCAAGTACATCTGTACCTGCCTTGCAAGGAAAGTCAACTCCTTTGTGGATACCGTGTGACCAAACGTCACCTTTCTTACCATAAGGTGTACCGATTTTGCCACCCTTAATTGGTAATGCCATTTAACATCATTCCTTTTATAATTTATTTGGGTTAAACCCAATTTAATTATACATTATTTTGCTCCTCGCCATAGATTCGAACTATGATAAGCAGCTCCAAAAACTGCGGTCCTGCCATTAGACGAACGAGGATTGGTGCCAGATGTAGGAATCGAACCTACCACGCAATAGCCAGTGATTTACAGTCACCTTCCCCACCTTGGAGAATATCTGGCTTAGTACCTATAGTCGGATTCGAACCGACACTGTAACGAGTTTAAGTCGTTTATCTCTGCCGTTGGATTATATAGGCAAGTCAATTATAGATTAGTTATAAATGTATATCCAATCCATAATCCAACAATTCCCATAACTCCAGACATTACTGGTGGTGCAGGAACTGGAAGTTTTAGTAATGCAAATACAATACCACAAGCCGATCCAGTTAAAGTTGATAAGATAATTTCTTTCATTTTTCTCCTTTGTTATTTGTGCTCTTCCTCTTGGATTCGAACCAAGAACCGTTCGATTAACAGTCGAATGCTCTGCCTTTGAGCTAAGGAAGAAAAGTGAACAGTTTAAGACACTTGTTCAGGTGTGGCTACCACCCTACTTCACATAGGCGGTACGGTGAAGATTTTTATTTATTTAGTACCAACCTTTATGGTTCCAAGCTGACAGTGCGGAACAAGGAGTTCCATATCGAGCCTTAATGTATTTCAATCCCCATTTGATTTGTGTATGAGGATTGGAGTACCAGTTAGGACCTGCACTTGCCATTTTATTTCCTGGAAGTGATTGTGGAATTCCGTGAGCACCAGATGATCTGTTATGAGCATCTACTCTCCAGCCACTTTCGTGGTTCCACAATGTTACTAAACAAACGAACTGATTACCACACCAACCATATTTGTTGGACATATATGATCTTGCAAAAGCCTTGTTATAGGCTGGCTTTGCAAATGGTAATCTTGTATAACTGCGTGATGCTGTTGTAGCAACACACCTGCTATGTCTTTCATTAGCGTTGGCTTGATTCTGGGCTGTTGGTAGCGATACTAGTAAACTAGCAAGAAGCGCAACGGCGGGAATCATAACCTTGGTTTTGAATCGCATTCTTCTAGTCTATCACGGATAGACAAAAAAATCAAGGTATTTATCTACCTGATCCACGCTTTACATATCCAGTTTTCTTCTTATTCATACTTCCTGGAGTATTATACCCAGTTCTATTGGGTGTATTTTTAATTCTAATATCAAGTGCTTCCTTGACTTTATCGTGATGTTTCCCCATTTTCCATCAACTCCTTCCATAATGCTCTAGCATCTTCAATCTTTAACATTGCATCTAAGACTGTCATATCTAATAGTTCTTCTTCATCTAATCCGAGCTTTTTAGCATAGCCCATAAATTTATTTAACATCATTTTTTTTCTTTCATTTCTGTGCAATCACAGGATAAGCAGGAGGATCTCCCTAATAAATGGGTGAAGTCAGAGTGACCACATATACAAGTAAGAGAAACCATTTATCTATTTTATCTTACTTTTTTTTATTAGATCCAAATAAGAAAAACTTACCTAGACCAATAAAGAAATTAAGAACAATAACTTGAATATATCCAATGGCAGGAACTACTGGTATAAATGAATGTACCATACCTGCTGTAATCATAAACACCCAAAACAAAAATGCTGTAGCAATTAATGCTGGAATAAGATAGTTATTGTTTTTCACTATGTTTCCATTCAGTATATCTATATCCAAAAATAGCAACTAAAAGCCCAATAGCTTGACCAAAAGCAAAACCTAAAATAAAATTAGTCATTAAGAACACTCACTGTAATTAGAAAAGCTTCTGCAAATGCCGCATTTTCTGTTGCAAGATCTTCAATATGACCTTCGTGCAGTGTCCTGCGAACAAGATACTCTTGTAGACCAAGAGTATACGCAATAATAAAATCTTCTACTGATATAAACTTACTAGCAATCTTTTGGTATTCTGTTTTAGTTTTTTCATATTTATATTCGTTGTAACTCATTATTATCCTTTGTGGAGATGGGCGGAATTGCACCGCCGTCCTTTGTATTTTCAATTATACAGTATGTCAGCAGATTTGTCTAGCTTTTTTTCTTACTATTTATACGACTTTCTGTTCCTATCTAGTCGTCAGACGGCTTTAGTTTATGCAGCTAAAGCGAGAGCGTTTTGTGTTGCGCCATTTATTTTTATTTAGTTTTACAAGTACTGTCTTGTGCTGCTGTACAAGTTTCCATACAAAGTCGAAACTATGCATCCCCTTGTATTCTATTATAGCACCCCCAGAGAGATTCGAACTCCCGACCTGTAGGGTAGAAACCTATCGCTCTATCCTCTGAGCTATGGGGGCTTAGTGGGGTGTGTGGGACTTGAACCCACGACTGGCAGATTATGAGTCTGCTGCTCTGACCTACTGAGCTAACACCCCAAGCAATTAATTGCTTGAAGCGGATCTTTCATTGATGTATTTTCTTTCATCAACGATTTCATAGGCAAACTTGACCAAAGCTTTTTCATTTTGATTATAGTGGTGTCCACAGAAATATAGTTCTCCAGAAACACCTTTTACGATTACAAATGCTTGAGCACCGCAACGATCACAGCGATCTGCTAGATTTAACTGTCGTTCTTCAGTTTCATTTTCCATTATAGTATTCATTATACTCCTATGGTAGTAGCGGATAAAGGAGGAAATGGACTGTCGTGAGAGAAATCCATTTCCTCCATAAATATATTATAGCACTTTTGCTAAAGAATTACAAGGGATTTGTAATACTTTTACACATATCTTCCACAAGTTGTTCAAAGGATAGTTTAGGTTCCCATCCAAGCTTTGTGATTGCCTTTGAGATATTACCAACTAGAAGATCTACTTCTGCTGGTCTAAAGAATTCTGGACTGATACGAATTACCGTATCACCTGTATTAGTATCAATACCTACTTCATCCAAACCCTCGCCTTGCCACTCAATAGTCATACCAAAATAGTTTGATGCAATATTAATAAAGTGTCGGACTGAATTGGTTTGACCTGTTGCAATAACAAAATCATCTGGATTATCTTGCTGTAGAATCATCCACATAGCCTCAACAAAGTCCTTAGCGTGACCCCAATCACGCATAGCATCAATGTTCCCAAGATATAAACAATCCTGTTCCTTGCTTGAAATAGCGTGTAAACCCTTTACAATCTTTTGTGTAACAAAGTTGTCGCCACGTCTTGGAGATTCGTGATTAAAAAGAATGCCAGAACAAGCAAACATTCCGTATGATTCACGATAGTTCTTTGTAATCCAATAAGCATAAAGCTTTGCTACACCATATGGTGAACGTGGATAAAATGCTGTTGTTTCTGATTGTGGAATCTCTTGTACTTTACCAAACATTTCAGATGTAGATGCTTGATAGAACTTTGTATTAAGACCAAGTAATCTAATAGCCTCAAGAATACGAAGTGGTCCAAGAGCATTGATATCTGCTGTTGCTTCTGCATAGTCAAACGATAGACCAACGTGTGATTGTGCACCTAGATTATAAATTTCATCTGGTTTAATTGAATCAATAATTCTTGTAAGAGATCCAGAGTCCGTCAAGTCTCCGTCATGCATAAAGAAATTTGGCTGACCTATAAGATGATTAATTCTACCGCCATTTGGAGTAGATGTTCTACGATTAAGTCCGTGAACTTCGTAGCCTTTCTCTAGAAGAAACTCTACAAGATAGGAACCATCTTGTCCAGTAACTCCAGTAATTAATGCTTTTTTCATTTAAATCCTTTATCTAAAAAGCCCCCACAGGATCGCTGTGGGGGACAGTCATTTAGTTTGCAGTTTTCTTTGCAGCAGTCTTTTTGACTGGCTTTACATCTTCTGCTGGTGTCTCAGGAATCTCTGTTCCAATCTGTGGATCACCAAATACAGCAACTAGAACATCGTAGGATTCATTAATCCAGTTACGAGCGTTGTCTGACTTTGCTTCAATGTCACCATTAAAGAGTGCTAGTGCGACTGCACCAGCCATATCGTGCCGTTGGAAGATGGTACGGAGAACTGCTGGATACTCATTGGTGGTATCAAAGCCTTCTTCTATATCATCATAACGGCGGAAGTACGATGTTGCCACATAAGCAACCTTATTATCGAATGTTGTATCGTTTGTCATATGTATATATTATCCTATTTCTAATTGATTGTCAATAGTTTTTTAACTATTAATCTTCTTCATCTTCTGGTAAGTCTACTTTTTTCATAGACTTGATGTTATTCCATTTTTGTCTTGCAAAAGCAAAACCTGCATCTCCACCCCAAAGATCCCAAGCAACTCTGCCTGGACTTGGATAGCCTTTTTCTCCGCCATTAAAACCTTCAGCTTTTTTATCAACTTCGTGCCTAGAGAAGAAAGAAAACATTCTAGCAATAGTGGACTCACTTAATGTTTCACCATTTACTATTTGATTTGCTCTAGCAAAACCTACTGATGTACCACCACGCTTGCCTTCTTTATGCCATTTTAATGCTCTTGCAGCAGCAGTTTTCATACCTGATGTTGCTTTAAATCCTTTATCCATAACCATATTATATCAGTATTTTCCTCTAATATAATTAATCATATTTTGTTGGTGACTTGTTAATCCATCTAAACTACAACTATATGTTTTCTCATTAGGAATAACTACCCAGTCATTAATTTCTTCTTTTACTGTCATATCTAAAAGACCCATATTCCATAGTTCAAATATAGTTTCATTTGTATCTTTAATTTGTTCTTCATAAAACTCTGGAAAAACTTCTCTAAACTCTGGTGTTGTTTGATAAAGAGGCTTACCTTCAGGGTCATATCCAACTTGAATTAAATATCCATCTTCGACTAAGCCGTCAATAATTTCTGACATTTCTTCGTCTTCACCGTCAAACATATCGTCCATTAGACAGTTCCCATTCTACCCAAGTATTCACCAATATCTTGTTTTTCTTCACTTAATTTGTGTCTATATGGTTGCTCAATAACATTTTCACCAAGTTCTTTTGGTGTGTCAGCTTTGAAATCACCATAACTATGAATCTCTATCTCACGATCTCCAATATTTTTTGGTGTTCCTGCAATAGCATTATAGATAGAACCACATACAGCATCTGCAAGATCCTTAGAACCTTTTCTTGGGTGATCAACTTTATCACGAATTAAACGTAATTGCAATAGTTCTTCTGTAAGTAGATTGATAGATGGACCAAGTATTCTTTCTTCCGCCACAAGCATAGCCATATCTTCATAATGCTTCTTAGCAACAGAAAGGGTTTCTGTATTCATCCCAAGAGCTTTTAGTTCATTCATAATGTCCAAACTATTCCAACGGTCAAACGTAACCATACGGATATTAAAGCCTCTTGATCTAAGCTCTAGAATATAATTTTTTACATCTTTAAACTCTACAGTCTTATCTGCTGTTGGTGTCCACCATCTCACAGCATCTACTACAACATATGGATTAACTACATCATAGTTGTTAAATGTATTTACCTTTACCCACTTATCAACGTGTGCTAAGGATACTGCACAGTGATCGTGTTTTTGTGCAAGGTCAACGTGGATAAAGTATAATTTTTCTGGATTTGGTTGGAACCATTCTGCAAACCTACCCTCATCATTTACAGCAAGACTTGGACTTCTAAAACAAGCCTCAATCTTTTCCTTTGAACGGAAAAAAGCATCTACTGCATCTGGAGGCATACAAGCAAAACGAGATAGGGCATCAATAGGATTGGTAAAGAAAGCAATCTTAAAATCCTCAATCTTTCTTGTTGGATTGATTTCCCAAGTAGGTCTACGAAGTGCAAAAACTTTAGGGAACTTGTAAGTCTCAATAACATCTTCTTCCCACTGTACTGTAAAGTAATTTTCTTGTTTTTCATCTTCCATTTCTTCATCTAGTTTAAAGGTATGCTCTCTAGTAAGAACTTCTTTTGTTGCTACCACCGCATTATATCGTTGCTGGATGTAGTCATTACGATAACGAGGGAATGACAATAGAACGACTTTACCAAAATCTGGGAAGCGTGAATCAACCGAAGCACGATACATATCATACAAACCCTGAGCAGTTTTTGCTTGATCGTGACCTGATGTAGACTCTGTAGCAAAACCAGAAATCTCATCAAGAATTACACAGAGTACGTTGTAACCCTCCCAAGACTCTCTTTCAGAGTGTCCTGAGTGACAGGTAATGCCTTTATCAAACTTAATAGCACCAGCAGTAGGTGTATACTTACCTAAGAACCAAGGGGACTTTTCAATCCTAGTTTTAAAGCCTTTGAAGAAAACATTCTGTGCCTGTTGAGCATTAATAGCAATATTAAGAATATCAATAGAGTCGCCTGGAGGCTTTCCATAATATCTAGCAGGATCTTTTAGACAAAGTAAAAGATAAACCATATAGGTAACAGCGATGGTAGACATATAGTCCTTACCAGAACCCTTACCAAGTTGAAGAATTACTTCATTACAAGTTTGTTTCCATCTTTTTTGACCCTCATCTTCGCCATAAAGATTAAGTAGTGTTTGCTTTTTATAGATCTGACTCATAGCACGAATGGACTGATACTGATAATCAGATAGTGGTGGCAATCCTAAATAGTTTTCAGATACAACAAACTCTTCTAGCATTACTGGCTTTTCATCAAACTCATCACCACCAAGAAGGTCTAGTACATCTTCAAACATTAAATAGGCTCTGCCTTGTCGCTAATGATAGATAGTTTTTCTGCTACCAACATCTTACAATGATCACAACTAGATACAACATCACGAATTACAGACATAATTACTTCCTGACGTTCTTCTGTCTCAATAATCTTTTCAGCCATTTCATTGTTATCTAGCATACCTGCTTTTTGCAGCATATCAATTTGTTTCTGCTGCACATCTGCAATAAGTTTAAGTGCTGATGTTTTTTGATTTAGTTGTGCAGACCTTGTAGCTTCTTCTACCACAGACCAAGCTTCTTTAATAAGCATAGAGTAATGCTGATCAGCTCCTGTGAGAGCCTCTCTCGCACGAATTTGAACCTGCTTGTCACTCTTGATAACATAACGCCACTCCTCTAGGTACTCAACAACGTCTGCTCTCTTAAAGCCTGTAGACCTTGCAATATCGGTGGGATTGGTGTTACCCTTTAAAAACTCAGATGCAACTACATTGATACGTTCCCAACGGTCAGCAAGTTCTAACTCAGACATTTTTCTTTATCCTTTTTCTCTTAGGTTTAATTATACCCTTTAATCGTTCTGGATAAAAGGAACGGTATCCATCTGGACCAATCACATCAATCCACTCTGTATTTGTTTTAGAATTAATTACATGCTTTTCAAATTTATAAATACCACGTTCATACTTAATTTTAAGTGGTGTTCCTGGAACAATAATATCTTTTCCGTGTTGATATTCGTACCATATTGTCCAATTAGGATTATATTGAATCTCTACTTTTTTCTTAGCCATTTTAGCCACCTGTACTGTAAAATCCTGGACCATTAAATGTAATGGTAGGAGCGTTGAATATTCTTTGCATTGGTAATGAGCAATGTTCGCAAAGTGCTTCATTGTCTCTTTCACCAATAGTTCTTTTTAGATCCTGTAAAGAATCACAGTCTTTACAGACATATTGATAGATTGGCATTACTTATCTTCCTTAAGTTGATTCTTAATTGCTATTTTAAGAAGGATTAAATATCCAAGAATATCATCTACTGCATCGACCATACCCTCGTTTTCAAAGGTCTGGTTATTCTTAATTCTATTTAACTTGTCATCTAATCTTGCTGATAGTTGTTCTACCGCCGTACCCTTACTAAAAATAGATGCAGGATATAAAGCGGAGTTACCATAAGAAATATTTTTTTGAATTAACATCTTGGTAATATATACAGCTTCTGCAAGAATTTCCTTTCCTGCTGGTGCTTCTAACGCAAAATCAATTAATTCATTTAGACCATAATCATTTTTATATTCATATTCAAACATTATTCATTTCCTAACTCGTAATTATGTGCAAACTTTAATCTTTTAATGGAATTATTAATAAATATTTCATCCCACTGCCACTCCCTATGTGCTTTGAATGATTTATAAAAACAATTCTCCGCATCCTCAATTCTATTGCTGTATGCTTTTTTCATAGATTGAGCAATATTACTTATTGATGGGCTATCTATTTTATACTCTATTAGTTCAGAGTAATCAGACCAATCGTATGTAGAAATCACTGGCATTCCTGTTGCGATAGCCTCAAGCGGAATAAATCCAAAACTTTTATCTTGTGCTGCAGACACCAAACAATTATGGGTGTGCAAAAGATTAACATATTCAGATGGGAATAGAGTATCATTAATTATCTTTATATTCTTATAAATATAATCTGGGGAAACATAGTTTCCGTTACCATCATCAATTACTATCCAAGGCTCTTCAGATCTTGATTTAAGAGTGAGGGTTGCATTTTCATTGTGACCAAATTCTTGAATAAAAGCAGCAACTACTTGATCTGTATTACTTTTTCCATCTTGTTCACCAACGTGAAGAAAACTAAATACATCGCTAATCTTTCTTTTAGTTGGCAAAAATGTTCCAGATACACCAAAAGGAATTTTATAAACTGGAACAGATAACAAAGACTTTAATGCTTCAAAATTGATACTTGATGGAGTCCACACTTCATTGGCTCTATTCAAGGAAACGATATCGTCTTCAGATATATTTTCTTTATCAACCGCCGAATAAAAAATGTTATATGCGTTTGGCATAAAGGTGTGCATATCTGGACTACCAAAAGAAATATTAACTAAACAATTAATATCTAAGGTAGTTAGTTCAAAGTTAATCTTTTCAAGTGCGTTTTTTATTTCATACAAAGCAATAAAATCCCTAAGCTTTGCACTTTCATTATTTAAGTCTGCGTTGAGACCACTAATATTAAGTTCTAATTTTTCTTTTTCCAAGACCTTTGCTCCCTTACTAATCCAAACTGCACTAAGTATCTATAAATAGTTTGGTGACTTGTATTGCATTCTTTTGCAATCTGCTCAATACCCATTTTATCAACTAAGTATCTTTTTGTCAACCAATTTTTAGATTGATATAATTTCATTATCTCTCCGTTAGATTCTTGTAGGCATAATAAGCAATACCCATAGAGTCACCAACGTCATTATCGGTTACATCTACTCCATAGTTTCCAATGAAGTAGTCCATAGTCTTTTGCTTCCGACGATTTCTCATCTCAGCTTTATACCAAGATACACTTTTTCCTGGAATCTCTTTCTCAAGAGCCAGTTTATCTGCTTTAGTTGGGTTCTTATTCCCAATAAATGCTTGCCACTGTACAGGGGCTACTGTCATAACTTTTGTATGTGGTCTTAAAAGCTGTGCAAGAATAGCACCAACAATCATTGCAATCTTTAATCCAGCATCTGCAGACCTTACCATAATTGCAGATTCAACAGCAACATAATCTGGCTCTACTAATGAAGCAATAACTCTTGCCTTTGTATTTGCATCCTTAATCTTTTCATAAATATCTGCACCTTCGATTGGAAGTTTACCAAACTTAACAGGCTTACCATCTTCAAACAAGCAAAAGGCAACAGATGCGGTTGACGCATCTATTCCTAATACTTTATTAGCCTTAGTTTTTGCTAGTTTTGCCAATGACATTTAAAATCTCATCCCTTGCTATATTTGCCTTATTTTTCTTTTTTGCATTCTGACAATCCTGACAAGTAGTATCTGGATTATATCTGCTTAATTGAAGATTACAAGAAGAACATAGCCTTACCTCTCCAGCAAGTCTAGCTTTTTTAGCATAATACTTTTCCATAATCTTTTTATTTGTGGATAATCTGCAACAATCCTTTGAACAATACTTCTGATTATGAGTTTTATATTCAAACTGCTTGTTACATTGAATACAAGCTTTGGTCACGAACGAACCTCCAAAGGTTCAATCTTTGTTCTACCATCTGTGGCTTCCCAACAATCACCCTTTAATGGGCAGTAGTTGCAACTCGTACTATTTTCTTTAAATGGTCGCTTGATATTTTTTTTGTTTTGCCAAGCTGAATATACTTCCCTCATCCAATCAAGAATGTAATCCGCATACTTTGCATTTTCATCAGACATTATGATAGGGATAACAGAAATCTCGTGACTGTTTTTATTTTCATAAAGAAAGTATCCTTCTTGTAAGTCAAGAACACGCATATAAATAAGTAATTGAACAACGTGACTATCTGCTCCAGTAGAAGTATCTTTACGAATATCAAAACCCTCTGACTTAATTGTTTTGATTTCCCCAACAATATCTTCACCGTCTACTTCAGAGATCATATCTGCAAAACCACGAATGGGTGGATTCGCACAAGTAATTTCTTTTTCAAGTTCTTTAACTAATCCAGCCTTAAGCAAAGCAGCCTGAATTCTATCGTGTGCTTGTGTTCCAGCATTCATAGCAGCCATACCTTGCGATGTAAAACTTGTCTTAAAGTTTGCACCACTAAAGGCAAGATTCCAATATCTAGGACACTTACCGTATCCATAACCAACAGTAGATGGAGAAAATGTTTTCTTTGTCATAAACTTTGTTCCATTCTTACCCTCTAGATATGCCTTACCTACCGCAAGTCTAAATTTTTTTGCATCAATCTTCGTATTTCTTGGCTTGCTTGTAAGCGTACCTATTAAATTTTTAGCCATTATGCTCCTAAGTTATATCGTGCTACATACTTTAGAGCATCTACCATCTTATCGATAGAATCCTTCATTGTATAGTAAACATTCTTTTTTGTATTATTAATACTACCAGATGGTCCTTTTTCAACAGTAGAATACCAAGTTGCTAATACCCCAAACTTGGCACTCATTGCTTGCAACTTACTTATAAGTGCAACCGCTTGAACTGATGGGATATCTGGCTTCATCATAACTTTAACAATCAATGCTAATGCCTCATCAAGATCTTCATCTTTCATAAACTCGTGTATATCATTAAACTCAGTTACCTGATTGATATAATCAAGGGTTGATTCCATTTGCTCTCTCCAATAAATCTTCTAGGGCAGCCCATTCAATGACTGCTAATCTTATCTTATGTGTTTCACCGATTGCCACTAAAAGGGCAGGGTACTTGTTCTTATCCGTTTTAAGCGTGTCTGTGACGATCTTAGCCCATACTGCTTGGTTAAGGGTAAAGCTTTTACCTGCCTCTTTTACATCCACTACAAACTCATCTGTAGAGCCATCAGCTTTTTGGTATTGTCCACGACCAGAGTTTTTATGTGCCTTTGCACCTATCTTTTTTAACTCTCCACGTTCACTCATAATGTTGCCGTATTCTTATGACCATCAAGACACACATAATTTAGTGTCATATCATCCTCATTCAAATAGGCTGAATTAACTTGGGCAAAACACTCTCCACATACAAAACTTCCTGACACTTCTATATCCTCATTTTCTGGTTCTGGCTTTGCCACATCTGGCTTATTATTAATAAAGTCTCTTGGATCTATCATATCTTTGCATACACCATACTTTCTAGTGTATCAAATATTTCAGGATTAGACCTTACATATTCTACCACCTTTGCACGACCTTGTAAACGCTGATCTAGGATTGTATACCAAGCACCGCCACGCTCAATGATACCCATAAGTTCTGCAACATCTACAAGATCTGCAACCTTATCTACACCAACGTGCTCACCTTGGAAGTAAAAGTCATACGATCCACCGATAAACTGTGGACCAGTCTTATTGTAATCAATACTCCAATTTACTGGGCGACCAACTTTTTGTTCGATTAATCTATCTCCAATAGAGATCTTATCTTTAATAGAGTTTGCTTCTGCTTCCGAAGACCACAACTTTACGATGGTACTACTAAAGAACTTAACAGCCATACCACCTGTAGGAATATGAGTTGCATGCATTCCACCAAAACTATTTCGTTGTTGTGAAATAAGAACAAGCAGGGTATTTTCATTTACATAGTTAAGCATCTTAACTGCGTGAGTCATATCTTTTGCCTCAGCACCGATCTGCTTAGTGTCTTGAAGTTCTTTAAGTTCACTTCCATCTTTTTCAAAATAGATTGCAGGAAGTAGAGCAGAGATAGAATCTACTACAATAATATCTACGCCAGCTTTCATCAAATCTACACTAACATCGACCATATCATTAATAGTTTTTGCTGGAGAATAAATTAGTTGTTCTGAATCAACACCTAGTTGTTCTGCCCACTCTGGGGAATAAGATTGCTCGGAATCAATCCAAGCACAGACCTTTCCATTCTTTTGGGCTTCACCAATCATCTGCAAGCAAAAAGATGATTTACCTGCTGACTTGTTTCCCCAAACAAGAACTTGGCGACCATATCCTAAGCCACCTTTTAATCCAACATTAAGACTAAGGCTTGGTGTTGGTTGTTTTTCTATTTCTACTTCTGTTGCTGACTGTACCCTTTTTCTTGTTTTGGGATCTAGTCTCGCTAGAATGTCTTCCATCTTTGTTTCTATCATTAAAATGCATCTCCAATGTTTGTGCTAATTCTTTTATTTCTTCTTCTCGCATAGTTTCAATCTTTTTAATAATTGAATACATTTGCTCTTCGCTATGACCTCTTATTACAAGTAGAAGCTCTCCATCTACTCCCTCTAAAAAGTATCCTTGCATATTATATCATCCCAATACGTTATGCATTTTTGGTCGCTGTGAATTAATCATAGTCTTTTGAATTAATGTATCTTCAAGCGATGCTTCTACTTCACCTGCAACACGAAGACCTTCATATAAATCAACTACACGAATAATAATATCCGCTAATTCTTCTACGACTTCCTGTTGTCCCTTACTCTTACGCAGTGCCTCAAGAACCTCTGTTGCTTCTGAATGGATCATAGCAATCTGCTTTGCATAAAAGATAAAAGTATCTGACTTTGGTTCTGGATACATATAGTCCCAGAAGCCCTTAATTTTTGCGTTACTGTGCACATTCTGTGCTAAATTATCTAGATTCATACTCGTTCAAACTCCTTTACTGTAGTACTACCTGATTGTGTTTCTTGTAAGACTGGCTTACACTTATTTCCTGGCTTTAGATTTGCTAATGCTTGCCCATACATATTAGGAAAGATTACGATAGACTTTAAATCTTTATCGGAATCCGCAATAACTGCATTAGCCATTTTCTGTCCAGCCTTAGTCTTTCTTGGGGTAAAGCTAATAGTAAAATATTCACCATCACCCAAAGGCATAGACTTTGCCTGTAAGTATTTAATGAAAGGATCCTTAACATCTTTCATATTATCTGCTGTTGCATAGGCACCAATACGGTTATCTGCAACTAGGAAGATGTAGATTTTTCCTGGCTCGATTGTTGTGTCCGACCTGTCAAAGATGCCAACAGAGCCAGTCTTGTCAACGATTTCGATGCGTGACCAACCGTCTCCTCGCTTGATGGATTTGACCATAGCAATAACGAGAAAGCATCCCTCTTCTGTGTAATCTTCAAGTGGTTTTGCATAAGCTTCAATCCAGCGTGGCATATCACTTGTGAACTCAGGAATATTAAGATATTCGTAATAGTTTTCTTTTTCATTTCCATTCCTTAGATTGTCATTAAATGCTGCTGCACCAACTCTATTAAGTGCATCAATAGCCCTGTTATTAATACCAGAACCTTTTTGTACAGCAAGTTCTTTCAAGTGTTCATAACTCTGATATGGTCTATTGGCAATAATTTTGCTACCGATATTTTCAGAGATAAACTTAATGTTACCAAGACCAAATCTAATCGAATCACCGTCAAGGGTAAAGTCAATGTCTGATTCATTAACGTGTGGCAACTTGATTGCAATACCCATACGCTTTGCTTCAATAAGATAATCTGTACGAGTATCCTTATCTTTTTCATTACGAAGAAGTGAATACATAAATTCGTGTGGATAATACTTCTTTAGCCAAGCCGACCAGTAAGATAACATTGAGTAAGCAACAGCGTGTGATTTGTTAAATGAATAACCTGCGTGGGCTTCAAAGTCTTTCCACAAACCTTCTGCTTGCTTCTCTGTAATGTGCTTAGAAGCACCCTTTACAAATCGCTCACGATACTGATCAAACTCTCTAGCATCTTTTTTCTTACCAATAATCTTACGAACTTTATCAGCCTCAACCATAGACATTCCACCTAAGTGAACACAGGCAAGCATAACTTGTTCCTGATAAAGAATACAGCCATAAGTTTCCTGTGTGAAGTCCTTTACGATATCGTGAATATAAG